TAAATTCCGTATCCTCCGGATGCGCAACCCGGATACAAAAGCCGGGAAACGCCACACCGAGATGGCCGAATATCTAAAGGCCCATCCGAATTGCGACGTGGCGGAGATGTTGGCGGGAGTTAAGAGTGCCGGTAAAGCCGACTTCACTTGGGCCGTCGCGAACAAGTACATAACCACAGACCTCAAGACGAACGGAGACGCAAATGGAAAGTCCGGGCTTCAAGCGGCTGCGGTCGCACTCGCAATATCGGGAGATGATAAAGCGGACACTAGCAGAGCAAGAAAGAGCGCTAAGCGAAGCCCGGCAAAACCCACCGCCAAATCCAAAAAGTCGCGTCGCAAGGCGCGATGATTATCCAATCTCAAATCCGAAACGGAGAGCAAAATGAACGCGCAGCGTCGGTCGGCCGTCAAGTAAATGTTGTGACGACTAAGAACATGGCATTTTATCTTGACGGTACAATCGAGCGGCTTTGCCGCGAACGACTTGGCGATGGCCACGGCAAGCAATACTATTCCCGCGACGCAGTGGCGTTTCGCGAAGGTATCGCAGATCGCGTCATCGAAAAGATCATCCGCCGCCGTCGCGACATCGAGGCGAAGGAGAAGGCCGATCAGGCAGAAGCTGCAAGGAAGGCAGCTTCTGCTGGGATTAGCCTCGCGACCACGATGACAATAGCGGGCGTCTCCGAGCGGGAGGAGGCCGGCAATTATGACTTCCTCCATGGCGAGGGCGCTTGGGCGAAGAAGCTAGAGCGCGAAGCGGAGTGGGAGCGGGATTGGGATAAGCGCCAAGCCGAACGGGCAAAGGCGGAAGCCGAGGCCGAGAAGCTTCACGCGGAATGGGCGGCGGCGAACCCGGAGGAAGCGGCTAAGGAAGCGGCTAAGGACCGCGCCCGCGAACGGGCGCGGGATCGTCGCGCCGCTCGAAGCTCTAATCGTTATTATTACCGCGAGACGGCCGAAGACCATCGCAAATCTTCCGGAGAATATCATGCCGGTTACGAAGCCGGAAAGAATGTTTCCATCGAGCCGCAAATGGATAGCGGTGCTAACAGAAAGATCGGACGATGACCGGACATTTCGTTGCCTACGCTCCGCGCGACTTTCGCGCGGAGGCGTTGGACACTATCAAAACCGCAAACAAGATCATTGAGGAGTATGAGAGCAAAGGGATGCCGTTGACCATTCGGCAACTCTATTATCAGTTCGTCGCTCGTGGATTGATCGAGAACTCCGATAAGTCTTACAACCGCCTCGGAGGTCTCATCAATGACGGCCGGATGGCGGGCCTCGTATCTTGGACCGCTATTGAAGACCGGGGACGTAACTTGATGGGGCTGCATACTTATGCATCTCCATCAAGTGCTGTTCGTTCCCTTCTTCCCGATTACCGCATCGACAAATGGGCCGATCAGCCGTTCCGTCCCGAAGTGTGGGTTGAGAAAGCCGCGCTCGAAGGCGTCATCGGAACGATTTGTAATAAGCTTCAAGTGGACTTCTTCGCTTGTCGCGGTTACAACTCACAATCCGAGCAATGGCGCGCTGGACGGCGGTTGGCCTCGTATATCTCGAAGGGCCAAGTGCCAATCATCTTTCATCTCGGTGACCACGATCCTTCCGGCATCGATATGACTAGGGATAACCGGGACAGATTATCCCTATTTGCCGGCACTCCAATCATGGTCCAGCGTCTAGCGCTGAACATGCCACAGATCGAGACACATCGCCCTCCGCCGAACCCGGCGAAGGTCAACGACCCAAGAGCCACCGACTACATCGCGACTTACGGCAATGAGAGTTGGGAGCTAGACGCACTAGAGCCAAGCATTATTCACAATCTCATCGAGGATGCGATTTTACGGATACGTGATTCTCAAAAATGGGACGCAATGCTTAAGCTCGAAGCCGAAGACAAGATCGAACTTGAATCCATGATCGAAGAAGCAGGAGAGCAAGATGATGACACCATTTGAAGAAGGCCGTGTGGCCGGGTTCAAAAATCTTCCTAATGTTAATCCGTATCGGAACGAAGCAGCGAAGGAGTGGGAAGACGGTTATGCTCAAGGCCAGCATGAAGGCCGGGACGAAGTGAGTACAAAGCGGGTAGCATTCGCTAAGGGGTGGAGATTTTGAATGACCAAACTTATCATCCCGCTCCTTAACGGTGAGAACTGGGAAGTGTATGGAAAGGTCATCGGTGATTTAGCCATTCACCCCGACAAAAAGGAACCAGCGCGGTGGAGCGTCACTCATGTTCCGTCCGGGCTGACATTCGTTAAGGCTGTCCCGAAGGACGTGCTGCGTAGTAAGTTGAAGCTGACGAAGTGGTGTGAAGCTGTTCAGCTTGAACTTAAAGGCGATTGGAAGGCTTTGAGGAGCGTTACAGCACAAAGTGTGCTGAGCGCTCCTCAATTATCAAAAGAACTCAGAGAGCGCATCCGCGCTCATTGTCTATCAACCAAAGTCTGAAAACGGAGAGCTAAAATGAAATACGAATTTACCGGTGAAACCAAAATCGAGTTCGGTGTAAAGTTACACCGTATTCGAGCGACCGCCGCAATCGTCGCTTTCGGTATCGCTATCGGCGACCTCGGAGGGTGGATTGAGAAGGAAGATAATCTGTCGCAGGTGTACGGCGATGCGTGGGTGTCCGGCGATGCGTGGGTGTACGGCGATGCGCAGGTGTCCGGCGATGCGTGGGTGTACGGCGATGCGCAGGTGTCCGGCAATGCGCGGGTGTACGGCGATGCGCAGGTGTCCGGCGATGCGCGGGTGTACGGCGATGCGTGGGTGTACGGCAATGCGCGGGTGTCCGGCGATGCGTGGGTGTCCGGCGATGCGCGGGTGTACGGCGATGCGCGGGTGTACGGCGATGCGTGGGTGTCCGGCAATGCGCGGGTGTACGGCGATGGAATTGTTGATGCTTCGATCTTGGTCGCTTCCCGAAGCGACGGTTATACTTTCACTTGCGTAAAGACTAAATCGCTTCCGGTCATAATCGCTGGTTGCCGATATTTTACCTTCTCGGAAGCCCGCGAGCATTGGGAGGAAACCCGGAAGGGAACTAAGCTCGGGGATGAATCGTTCGCCCTAATCGATCATCTGGAGCGGATGGCGAAGCTACAAGGCTGGTGTAAATAAGGAGAACGCAGATGGCCGATATGAAAACTCGCATCGAGGAGTTCTGTAAAAGTGACCGGGGATGGCCGCGCCATCTCCGGATTGCCCACGCGGAATACCAGGCTCGGTTGGCTACAACTGAGGATGGTAGAAACTTCTGGCGCGGCGTAAAGAACGCTAATGGCACGGACTTCAAACCGCAGGAGAGCAGACATGACATACGCTAACACCTATCGTGTTATTGAGAAGAAGAGCGGTGGCACGCTCAACTTCGTCCGTTACGCGGAGAACGAGAAGGATACTGATTCGGAGGAGGTCGCAGAGCGGAAGCGAAAAGCTCAAGCTATCCGCCTCCGCGACAATTGGGTTGCGAACGTGGACCCGTCGCTCACGCTTATTGTCGTGAAGTGCGATGGGATGGGCCACATTCTCGATAAGGTGGTGTGATATGTCCGATGCTCAAATCGACGCACTCATATCGGTAATGCTGCTCATTGCGTCATTGCTGATAATCGTCGCTTCTGTTGCCTCTTGGGGAGGGATAGTTTCTTTATGAGGATATGGACGCGGGATGGAATGAAATGGATCGAGGCTCCGGACAAAATAGAAGTTGGAGCCATTATCCATTGGCCTGATGATGAAGGCGTTTACCGAGTAATCGCAGTTCAAGATGAACTTCGATGCGTTCAACTTAGGAAAGGAGAGCCTGTGCAAAAAGACCGTGGAAACTGGAAACCAGAGCCTCAGCAGAACCAAACGGAGAGCACTCACATGATATCCTTAAAGACTAACGACCGGGGCAGCACAATCACTGCCCAAACGGAAGCGACAAAAGAAACTCCTTTAAATGAAATCGTCGCCGGGTATAATGCCCTCGCGACAAAGCTCGGTTCGAAAACGGTCACACGTTTCAAGAACCGGGAAACGGCGATCAAGCGTTTCAGCGAACTAAAGGCGACACAACCGGCTGCCGACGCAGCCACAACCCCGAAAGAAGGTGCTACCATGGCGACGAAGAAAAAGGCGAAGAAGACGGTTCCCGCTCCGAAGGAAGACAAGCGCTCGAAAATCTCTATCGAGTTCGGCGCGCGTCTCGGGACTAACCGTGAGAAGCTCATCGAGGCGCTGCACGGAAGCTTCGGTAAGTTCGTTCCGATCAATCAGCTTTTGAAAGCTGTATTCGGTTCGATGAACGAAGAGAACCGTGGCGCTCTCGCGATGGTCATGAAGGGCGTCGAAGTCATGATCAAGGACGAAAAGCTGCCGTACAAGACCGACCGGAAGAAGGACGATAAGGGCCTCGCTTGGGGGCTGTTTAAGAAGTAGGTGCAAAGCGGGTATCTCCCTAAGTCGGGAAGATCCCGCTTTTTTGCGTTTAAGGCCCTCCTCAGCGCTCCTAGGCGGGGCGTCCTAGGGCCTAGAAGCCCGGTCCGACGCTCGGGCTACCAATCCAGCGCCCTTCCCCGAAACCCCATCCCTGCACAAGCTCTAGGGCGGCGGGATAGGCTTAAAAGGCGACTGAATGGGCTACCTCCCGAAGATGAAAAGCCGACCGGCCCAAAAGGAGGCGCTGAAGCTCCTCCGGGGTAAGGAGGCGTTTGCACTTCTTATGGCGATGCGGACCGGGAAAACAAAAGTCGTGCTCGATGACTTCGGAGAGATGGAGCTAGCCGGAGAGGTTCAAGATCAACTCGTGATCGCTCCGGCGGGCGTTTATCGGACTTGGGAGACGGCCATTCGTGATCATATGTCGGAGGACATATTGGATCGCATGTTAGTTCATACTTGGAGTTCCGGTGCAGGAGTTGGAGAGCGCCGACGCCTCGAATATTTTATGTCAATAAAAGATAAGCGAAAGCCTCGCACGCTCTTAATGAACGTGGAGGCTTTGTCCCGGCCCGGCGATGCGAGGAAATTGGTCAGCGAATATATCAAACAGCGCCGTGTCGTTACCAACGTGGACGAAAGCACAATTATCAAAAACAATTCCGAACGGACCAAGTTTGTAACTACCGCTGTCCTTGCTGATTCTGATTATCGGCGCATCCTCTCCGGCCTCGCCACTCCGCGCTCGCCACTGGACCTTTTCTATCAATTCCTTTTCCTTGATTGGCGCATACTTGGTCACAAGAGCTATTGGACCTTCCGCGCCGAGGTCGCGATTATGCGGACCGAGTTCTATGGCGGTCGCCGGGTTCCGATTGTTGTAGGATACCGCCCGGAAGCGGTGGAGGCGCTTAAGGAGAGAATTGCGCCTCACAGCTTTCGCGTTCCATTCCGTCCCAAGTATCCGAGCACCTATACCATCCGCGAAGTCGAGTTGACGAAGGAGCAAAAGAAGGCTTACGCGGAGATGAAGGAGTTTTCGACCACGAACCTCGGGCGTGAGCGCCACGTTACCGCGACCGTGGTGATAGCTCAAATCATGAAGCTCCACCAAATCCTCCTCGGGCACGTAACCGACGAGAACCGGATTATTCAAACGTTGCCAGAGAACCGAACGGCCGCACTACTCGGATTTTTAGAAGACTATGACGGCAAAGCCGTCATTTGGGCTCCTTACGATCATGACATTCGAAAGATCGCGGCGGCGCTTCGGAAAGAGTATGGTCCAAACTCAGTCGCATGTTTTTGGGGTGGAAATGCAAACACGCGGGAGGCTGAGGAAAAACGTTTCCTCAATGATCCAGTTTGCCGGTTCGAAGTCGCTACCCAAAGCGCCGGAGGCCGAGGCCGGACTTGGACGAATGCGCGGCTCGTGATCTATTACGCTTCGACCGATAACCTAGAACACCGGGAGCAATCGGAGCAGCGCACGCTGGGTGAAGATAACAAATACCCAGCCGACTTCGTGGACTTCATCGTTCCGGGGACAGTGGAAACCAAAATCCTCGAAGCGCTCCGCAAGAAGATCGATATGAGTTCATTTATCAATGGCGACAATTACCGGGAGTGGATTATCTAAAAGAAAAAGCCCATAACCTTTTGGTTCCGGGCTAAGTTGGTCGCGGGAGACATCCAAAAACCGCGACGGGAGAAATTAAGGGGATTCTAAAATATCCTCGCCATTCTCCGTCAAATTTTCCGTTAGATAACGGCGACGGACGAAATGATCAGGCTCCGGGAACTCTTCGCCATCTTTTGTTGCATTACGAACTCGCAGCCTCCAAATGTCGTTCTTAAGCTCGGCAAAGCGGTCATCATCCTCGTGATTGTGGAGCGAGATGATCCGATAGAATATTCGTCGTGTATCGTACACGAGTTGCTTTTGCTCGCTAAATTTACTTTGAAGGTAGATCATGATTGCCGAAGTCCCGGCAGCTACGGCTCCGATTAGATAGACAGTATCGTTGACGGCTAGGAGTTGCGCGAGCACCATTTGCGGTTCTCTTTTTTAAGAAGTGGTAATCGCCTTGAGCTTAGATGCGAGGTCGGTTAGATCGAAGCCGGGTGGAGCTTCACCTTGCGCGGTGATCCAATCGGGGTAAAGTTCCCAATGGGCCTCCTCGCAATACGCATCGAGAAATGCGGGTGTAATCCCCTGTAACCTTCCCCAGCTTACGCAGGTGAAGGTTCCATTACGATAGTCCACGAGCGGAACATCGTGGCCTGCCGTCGATTGGTCGCCCGTTACCGAAACATCCCACCGCGCTCCAGCGTCAAATTGGTCTTCCGCGAAGCCGGGAAGGTTAAGACCAATCCGGCAAAAACCGGAAAGTTGAATTGCCCACCGAAGATGATCCAAATTACTGGGTTCAATATTTCCCGTCGCTTGGGCTTTGTGGCCGAGAAAACCGTTTGAAACGAGATAAGCACAAACGTCGCTCTCTTGAGCCCCGTTATCGGTCAAAGGATCGGACGCATTGAACGGCGGATTAGTCACCGCAGAATAGAGCGCAAGCACTTGGTCATCGGTCGGAACGACAATGGAGCCGGAAGCGTTCGCCGTTCGCAGCATAAGCGTATGACCGGTGTCGGCTGCCGTACAGCACCCGAACCGATCATTTGCCATCATGCCCCAAGGCACTTCGACCTTAGAGACGTAATCGTTACTCTCAGGCGGCGGAGTTCCGAGCGCATCGAGCGTCGAAGCCATCAAGAGAGCCGAGCGCATCGTGCGCCGGGTTATTACCGGCGCACGACGACCATATTTGTAACGGCGGACCATAGCGCTTAGTTGCTACGGTAGCCGGTAACGGCGACACCGCTCGGAGCGAACGGAAGCGCGCCAGTGGCACCAATCGAAAGCACCGCGCCGGGAGCGAGCGCGCGGAGCTTCTTGTGGAGCCGGGCTTGAGCAGCTGGGGCTTGTCCGGCGACGATATTCACCAGCGCGGAAATAACGGCATTAAGCGCCGCGCTTCCGGCCGTAACAATCGTGGCATAAGACGGACCGAATAGACCGGCCGCAGTCGCCAAGATGCTTTCGACGGTCGGAATATATTTGACCGCCAAATTCACCGCTGATTGGATCGCATCGGTAATCGCCGGAGGTAGCGTTACCGAGATGGCGCCGGTGGGTCCGACCGCGACACCGATGCCGGTGCCAAGGATGTTGGAACACCCGGCGACGGTAAGTGCCGCTGCCGGAGCTACACTGGCAAGAAGAGTTCTGCGAGAAAAGTTCATATTTCTTCCTTTCATGCTGTAATTGGTTTCGCATCCGCAGCAGCAACAACCTTATCGCTTGCGGTTGCGTTCGCTATCGCCGGAGAAGCAATAACCTGTTTGACCTCCGGGGTGGTGGCAATTAAATCAGCCACCTTCGCCGTCGCTGCCGGACTAGAGGTTTGGACAACGATGGTATTCGGCTGGAGTGACACATTCTTCGTTTGGTGAGACTGGCGTGATACAAAACCAGAAATGATTGGAATGGCAACAACCAAAAATCCGCTGATAGCGGCCACGAGAACCCCCGCAGCTGTACCGACCGCCATTATTGAATCAATAAGCGCTTGTGCTTTCGTCGCGCTGAGAAGCCCGAGAGCGCCGGCAACTCCCGCGAGGGACATCAGCACATTGCGTCCAGCCGCCAGCGATGGAGCCGAGAACAAGTTGCTGAGATAGGTAAGAAAGGCCGTTATCTTTTTCATACTGTTCCCCTTTCTGCTTGGACTGCCGCGATAACTGCTTGTGCAGCTTCGAGGCATTGTTCAGATGTTACATCGCTGCCGTACCCGGCATTAGTTAGAGATGTCATCAGCGCGCTCGCTGCCGTTGCTGCGACGATAGCTTGAGCATCCGGGGTTGGAGCCGGACCGGAGCTATCAAGCACTTTGATGATTTCAGTTGCACCGGCAGTGTTTGCTTGGTCACCGACCAAGCCAGCCTCCCAACCTTCATAAGCTACCAGAGCCGCTACGCCAGCGGCGAGGTCTGCATCGGTCATGGCGCTCTCCTTACCGTCATTGATGTAGTCATCGAAACGAGCCAGCACCCGAATGACCAACCGACGCCCGCGCAAAAGGCGCCAACGAGACAAGCGAGTGCAAAATCTGCTGAGAGATGTAGGACCATGTTAATCGAGCCTCTTTATGTAGATGGCATAGACTTCGCCCGGTAGCGCCTTCGTCCCGATATACTGGATCGTGCCGTTTAACTCGGGAACCACGCGCGTATCGCCGGGAGAGAAGTGAAGAAGTGCCTCAATGTGCCGCACGTACTCAGTGGCCGAGTAACCGTACCTAATAGATTGACTGGCCGTGGTAGCGGATGAGAACATGAGGGGAACCAGGAACGCGAGTGCCGCGAGCAGCGGCCATTTTCCGCGAAGCACTTTCATTGGTTACACTCCTTATTGCTGAGATGATATCATTCACTGCGTCCGGATCATGGTCAGAACAAATATGGCAATCCGGTCTTTCAATAAATGTCAAATTGGACGAATTGAACCCCGGTCCGGGGATAAGCGGCGCGCATCCTAGTCCCGCCGTATCGAGGCAATTGGGATTGTAGGTTTCCTGAGCGCGAAGAACATTGGCGCTTAGATCGTCTCCGCCGCACCACTGCGAACGCTGAATAACAAAAACGCCCGCTATCGGCCGCGTAACTCCTGCCGCTACGTCCGGCGAAGCGTTCGCGCCACAAGAGAACCCAATGACAATTTCCTTAACGCCCGGAGGGTCGGCGGCAATATCATTCGCTGCTGCTGCCGTTTGGTAATAGTCATAAATCTGGACCCGCGTTACTCCGGGAATTTTCGCGGCAAGCGCGGCGATATAATCCATGCCACCGTTATCGAGCGCCTCATTGCCGAGTGGTAGCATAACTGCTACATGTGTCCCGGTCGTGTTTGAAATATCCGATACAATCGAGACAGGCAGCTGGCTGCCGCCGCCAATACCGGCACACCCTGCGAGAGAGAGAAAGAGTAAAGCAGCACAAAGCTTTTTCATGGTGTCGCCTCCGAGGGTCTGGGAGTGGGAAGAGGTGGCCAAGGTTCGTCGCGAACCGTCCCGAGGCCATCGAGATGGAGCGCTTCATTTACAGCCGGAGTGCAATCGAGCTTCCTGCCTTTGATATATGGCCCACGGTCGTTGATGATAACTTCAGCGTGATTTCGCCCGAGGCTCAAGTAACGACGTTCTCCAAGTCCGTGATCGATCGATGCGCACTTCATCGCTCTCGCATCGTATCTCTCGCCGGAGCTAGTACCAAAAAAGTTCTTCGGGACTGTGCCATCTCCCGGCCAATAGATCGAAGCAATTACACGCTCCGAGGCGTGAGCGACTAGATCATTCCATATCGCCACAACAATCGCCGCGAGTATAAGGAGAACGGCGAGACGGAGAAGGTTCGCGATCATACGCTGCCCCAGTTGTTTACGAGCTTCGCGACCGTCATCGTCCCCACGAGCGTGGAGTTGTCGCAATAGCGCTCGATGCCAGGGAGAGTGTGCGGGCCTGGTCCCCATTGATCACCGTCATCTTGCCATTGCAACGGTCCGGACGCCTCCCAAGGAAACGGAACGAGCGCCGGGGCGAAAGTGCCGTATTGGCAAAACCAAAGTCGGCGCTTCGTAAAATTATTAAGGACTGTCCCGGAGGCTTTCGCGAGTTGGGCGCGTGGAGCATCACCCCCATACACCTTCATCGGAAAGCAGCACCAATTCTCAGTATAGTTACAAAAATCGTCTGCCCAAGAGGCTGGCTGCTGATACCCGGAAGCGCCGATGTCTTCCCAATCGAGCGTTAGGTCATCGCCCGGCTGATATCCGGCCGCCATAACCGCAGCCCTAAAATTAGCAGCTTCGATTATTGCCGCTCCTGTGCCATTGAAATGATAAAAGCCGAAGTGTGGAAATATGGAAAGAGAAGACCCGTCAACATCTGTGACGGGGATTGCTTTTCCATCCATCCAATACCGTCGCCGGTTCGCGGCTCGGCTATCTCGCTCATTGGTTCCTTCGCTGGCCTTGTGATCGAGGAAAGCGATGCCTTGTGCCTTCACTTGAGCAAAACCGGCTAGTGGCTGGTTTGGAAGGTCAATGACGTCATCACCTTCATAAAGGTCAATGCAAAACGGAGAGTTCATGTTTTCACCATCTTATGAAGTTGGAGGCGAGATAGGTCACAATGCCGAGAATTATCACAATCATAAAAATGATTATGATAGGCCAAACAAAATCGAAGCGCCCCGGAGCTTCGGCCTCGGATAGATATGGCCAAACTCCTTCCCCAAATGGTGGCTCTTCGTGGCGCGGGTCTATTATCAGTTTGCGTTCACGAAGAGCCATTTTGTAGAGCCTAGCGGCGGGAGAAAGGGTCAACGAAGACCAACCCGGCCATTCGGACTTCCCGCGTTCCGAAGTAATCGGCCACAGTCACTGTGCTGCCGTTCACGGCGACTACGGGAGCGACATGCCGCCCCGGCCAAATCGCAGCCGTCCCTGGACCGGGAGCGGTGCGACGAAAAGCAAACCAACCATTTGCCAACCACATGTTCACCCCGTTAAGGACGTGATCAGTACGGTGAAAGAAATAATCTTCAGTGTGACACCCGCATGGACCTCCCATCGAGGCTGCGCGGAGACAATCGCTTGGAAGGCCAGAAAGAGAAGCGGAGACATAATGTCGATGCCGACTTGCGGCGTTTGCTGGAGTTGATAAAATCGCCGTTATGAGTAATCCTATGCCGAGGATTGCTCGCGTCATCATCTCACCTGTGAGTTGTTAAAGGATACGCGGTGGGTTACAAGAGAGAGAAAGCCTTTAGCCGGTTTCTCCGATCAATACTACTATGGCAATGGCTTATAGCTGATGGATACGTTCGCGGTCGCTGTCCCACCTTCCGCCGTTCCGACGCGGGCATATAAGGTCGCCGCGTTATAGGAACGAGTGGCGGAATCATTGAGCGTCAATGACATCGCATTATTGTTTGTATTTTGAGAGGCCGAAGTAACTGTGATCGCTTGATCCGACGCGACGGCGACACCACTTCCGCCCGAGCCACCCGTCGCAGTGTACACGCTCAGCGTCGCAGTCGATATTGAGGCGGAGGCCCCAGAGATACGGATATCAGTTACCACGTATCGGGTGAACCCGGCTGGCAGGTTAATCGTAATGGCATTATCGGTCGCGCCAGAGTTGAAATTGAGTGCGGCTCCGACCGCGCACAGCTTATCGATGAGCGCGAATACGCCATTTAAGAACGTAGCGAGCGCCGACATCGTCAGCGGTGAAGATGGAGTAGTTAGATTTGCAATAGTCATTTTGTCGCCTCTTAGAAGAGCGGAATAATGAAGAGCGTCACATTGCCCGTTTGCGCGGAGCCTTCGGCCGTTTGAACCCGGAAATATAAAGTCGCAGCATTGTAACTTTGCGTTCCTGCATTATTGATCGTAAAGCTTTGGGTATTGTTATTGGTATTCGCGGAGGCAGTGGAAACTGTAATCGCCGTCCCGGTCGTAACAATCGCCGTCCCGCCCGCCCCGGTCGCGGTGAACAAGCCACAAGTCGCGGTCGTTAGTGTTCCGGAAGCATCCGAAAGATAAAGAGCACTAACGAGATAGGTGGAGAACCCCGGAGGCAGCGGAATTATAATCGCATTATCGGTATTTGCGGCATTGAAATTTATTCCAGTCAGTGTAACACGGAGCCGGGCAATTTCAGCGAGCTTCGCAGCTGCCCACCCGCCTGCCGTTACGCCGTCTTGAACAACCAATCGGTTGTTTGTAGTATCAATCGCGATTTCACCTTGAGCCCCGGTGAAAGTTGATACTTGAGCAATCGAACCGCGTCGGTGCTGGAGCTGGACTGCTGATGACGTCATGGGTAATCGCTCGATGAGTTGCCGGATACGGTCATATTGACAGGAGTGACATTATTGTTCTCGCCGGAAAGGTCGAAGCCTAATGCGGTAACGGATGAAGAGTTATTGTAAGCATAGAAACCATCTGCAACTCCTGTATAGGCTCCGAGGAACGTGATTGGGGCTAACGGCGATCCGCCCGCGAAGTCTGACGCGGGGAGAGCTTGACCATCAATATAGTAAGTGTCTTCCATCTTTCCGTCGAAACCGAAACCAAAGGAATTGGTACCGCCGCCGGTCGAATAAAGATAAGCAATGACCACGATCCCACTTCCACCACCCCCGCTTCCATACAAACTTGCGCCACCACCGCCGCCGCCTGTATTTGGGGTTCCTGATACAGCAGGGCCGTTATTCCCCCCAGCGCCGCCGCCGCCAGAACCGCCAGCGCCGCCAGCGCCGCCAGCGCTAAGATCGCCCGCACCACCGCCGCCGCCGCCATAAATTACCGACGTGCCGGTAATTGATGAAGATATCCCCGAGCCGCCAGCGCCGCCAATGTGACCGCTGCCCGTATTACCGCCGCCACCAGCGCCGCCGCCGCCACCAGCGTTAGTACTACCGGCTGCGCCTGCATTTCCTTGACCACCTGTGCCGCTTCCTCCCGAACCACCTGTGCCACCGCCACCGCCGCTTCCTCCCGTTGCACCATTGGTTGCTAGACCACCACCACCGCCGCCACCAATAGCAGTTAACGGAGACGGAAATGCGATCTCGCTATTGCCACCGCTGTTTCCAAGAAGCGGTCCTGATGAACCTACCCCGAGCCCAGCGCCGCCGAGGCCCACCGTTATGGCGTAACTCCCGGCTGTTACTGATGTGCTGCCAGCGAGGACGCCGCCACCCCCACCGCCACCCGCTGCGTAATGGCCACCACCACTACCACCGCCAGCGACGACCAAGTAGTTGATCACACTCACTGCACTCGCTGTGAATGTGCCCGATCCGGTGAATGTATGAATGCGGTAGCCACCCCCGGTCGTGATCGTACCGCCAGTTGACGCGCCCATACCCTGATTGACGCCCGCTCCGAGCGCCATATTAGTATTTTGCGGTGGCGAGGTCCCGGAAAGAGTTTCGGAGGAGCCATCGAGATAGAGCTTAACGCGGTTCGCAGCTGTCGCTTGAGTGGTATCAATAGCGACGCAAAGGTGGTGCCAAAGTTCATCGCTGACAAGGCTCGAAGTCGTCAAGCTCATATACGTTCCGAGCGCGGTGGATGCGGCATTGACCGCGAACGAAGCGCCACCGACAAATTGGATGGCGACTTGGTTCGCGGACGATCCTTGCTGCGCTAGGAATAAATTGGCAGTCTCGCTTGTCCCTCCGTATTTGAACCAAGTGGCAAAAGTGAATTTCTGCTGGTTCGCATTTGTATTCTGCGGGATGGTTGTGTATTGGTTTGCCGCCGCTCCGCTAGCTACACTTCGGAAGATCAACGATCCAGTTGAGATTGTGAAATAAACTGACAGATCAATATCAATCAAAATATATGGCTGGGTGGTCGTGGTCGTTAAAAGACCGACGCCACCGCCGAAATCATCAACCGCCGTAATGGCACTATTGACTTGTCCTAAATCAACGGATGCGACTTCGAGCGCTTGAGCTAACGGATGAGCGTATGCTAGAGCAGCAGGCGAGAAGGTATATGCAACACATTCCGCAAGCGTTTGAAGTCCTAAGCCATAGCCGTTATAAGCTTGAAACTTTAAATACAGCGTTTGATTAAGATACTGGGCCGGCAGATCATAGGTGAAAATTGAAGTGTCGAGCCGAGCAAAAGGGGCATTGACGGCATGGGATTGAATGACGGAGCCATATAGGCCACGGTTCAATCCGGTTAGAGCGTAGGTGTTTCCGGAAACGAGTGTGGCGGTTGTGTATGTTAGAAGCTCATCGTCTATAATACAAAGGTTCGCTGCTAACCCGGCTCCGGTCGGAGTAATTGAGGCAAGTGAGCCGTTGCTCTCTGAGAGATTGACGGTAAGTGTATCGACATTGTCCGGGTTCGTCCCAAGGTAAGTCGGAAGGCCTGTTGTTAACACGCCCATCCGGGCCGCGCCGGTTTGTTTCCCAATATTTTGGTAATTGGAGCCATCGAGCGAGAGCCAAACAAAACATCCGCCAAAATTTGGATCGAACGTCCCGCTAGGACCTCCCGAAATAGCAATCCAAACTTCCGGATTACTGCCGACCGGGGTGGAGCCTAGCATTGTGGCCGGAGGCTCGAACACAATCGGAGTATTGACCAGGTTCGGGACGATTTCAGCGTTGATAGCGAAACCAGAACCGGCTTGCGTCCCGTACTCGGGCGCGGAGACGGTGCCTAGGAACTCCTCTCCGGTAATTGTGATTGTGAAATCTTCGTTTTCTTGTATCTCAATAATCCGGACGCCTTGACGGTTTAAGCCTTGGGCGCTGTCGGTGATGGTGGCAATCGCCATAAGCTCTAGGATGAGCATAAAATGGCGGCCGACGGTCCACTGAAACGTCCGGATAATATTTTGCCGCAGCAGCTGGAGAACGGCGGATTGCTGCGCGGCGGAAGCGAGACAAAAGAAATGAGCTTGTTTTATATCGCTCGGACGCTCACGACCGAACGCGATGATGGATGCTTCGTCCTTTTGCTCGATGTCCACCGGATTGTAGTTATTGTTCCGGTCGAGGTATTCGAGCTTAATATTGTTAAGGACTTGATCGCGCGATATCCGGATCGTCAAAAACGGGCTATCAGGGTTCGCGGTCCCGGTTCCAATTGTCCCTTGGTTCTTTAGGCAATCATCAATTGTGAAGTCATAAAGCGAATTGGTATTTGGGACATATGACGATGTAGCGGCCCAAGTATATTCGATAAGGACGGTTTGGCCAATATCGCTTTGACTAAAATAATAGGTGCCGCCTTGCTCGTAATACGTTCCGACCGCGAGAGCGCCATTATAGCTTGTAACAGGAGTTAATGAACCGCCCGCTAGATAGGTGACGCCTTCATCTGCGACGAAGCTGCCGGCGTTACCAACTAGGATGGAAGGATAAGAGACGTTCGGAACAATATGGGTTTCGGTGATAGATGTAACGGAGCCGAGCGTAACGGCGCTATCTCCATAAGGCTCCACGGTAAGGAAGCCGTATTGCCAGCACGCTACCGCGTTCGTGAACGTACACATGTCGGAAGCGTAGGAAGAGGCTTGGACTGCTGTAGCGAGCGCCGGAGAGACGACTAAACCGAGAGCCAACGTATAACTTTGCCAATCCGTTAGCGATCCTAGCCGATCAGCCGGAAAGCCGACACCATTATACCCATTCGTCAAGAATTGAGTGAATGCGATAGTAACATCACCGTCCGGTTGACCCGGTATCGCGGTGTTATTATTTGAGAGAAGTTCAAAGGTGAAATTCGGAAGCGATGGATCAGTGCCAAGATAAAGATTTGCCGCGCCCATGTAAGCAATGCCGCGATAACCTTCCGCGTGAGATGGGTCGGCGCTCTCGGTATAGCTCCAAGTCGTTTGGGCGTAGTCTCCGAAGAACCATTCATAATTCGATGGAACTGTTGATTGACCGGTAAGCGGCGCGGCTTCGACCGCGTAAGCCGTTCCATTAACCCACATCTGTTCGAAAGCTGCGACGGGACCTTCACAAGCTGCTAAGATGAGTGTGGCATAATAAACAGTCTCGGTTCCTCCGGGCGTCGAAAAAATGCCGCCTTTCCCTCCGCCTCCGCCAGCTGAGGCAACACTTTGCGAATTGAAACCGTAATAATCTATTAGGTTACAACCAATCCTGGTTTGACCTCCGAGGAAAAGAGTAAGCGGGACGCCTTGTAATGACGTATTAACGCGCAGCGCCGACGCGGGCGGTGTCGTTGTCTTTTGACTGCCGAATAAGCTTTGAAAGAAACGAGCCACATTCTACCTCACCAGATAGAAAAGAACTTGGTATCAAGAATAGGCATCCCGAGATGAACCGCGTTCCCAAAGCCTCTTCGCACCAGCTTAGAGGTCGAGTGGGCATGGATAATATTTGGCCAGCCCGGCTTAATCACAATAGCACCATGCGCAAAACAATTCCCGATCTTATACATAACGATGTCACCAGTCTTCACGCGCGATAAATCAATTTCATGCGCAAATCTTGAAACAAATTCTAGGTAATATTCATCAGAGCGGTGCAAGAAATGCTGTGGCGAATAGGTCTCAATCTTAAAGTCTTCGATGATCCCAGCTTCAACGAAGACGCATTTAACGAGCTTACCACAATCCGTCCCAACGCCCTTTAGCTCGCCTAGATCGTGATATGGCGTTCGCAACCACTCCCGCGCTACCCGGTCGATAGCATCCCGGCCGGAGGCTTCATCGATCATGCGCCACCGAGAATTTCCGGAGGCGGAATGAAAAGCTGCCCGCCATAATTATCGACTGCTGTGGAAGGCTGAAAGGCTTGACAGGTAGTATAAACCTTATTACATCCTGGATAGATCGTGAAAGTATCGCCCACATTAACTGTAAATGGGAGCGGGTTGAAAAGTGTCAGCGTTGAAGAGCCATCCCAACTCTTAATGGTCCGCTGGAAAGTGTTATTTAGTCCCGAGGTAAAGACGATGCGGCCGAGCGCATAAGTGCCGGAGCCGGAAGGAACGGAAATGCCGCCACTACCAATAATTGAAGTCGAAGTCGAGTTGGCTGCCACCGTCCCATTAGTCGCGAAGCTTGAAGCGTTCATATTGTTCGAGGCATTACAGCCGAGGTCAAACAGCGTATGCCGGCAAAGCCCCTGATAAAAGTGACGCGGCATCGAGATGGTAAGGAGTGAACGATAATCGTTCACTGTTAGAATTGCTAAAGCGTTCGTTACATCGACCTCCGCAATGGTCCCGGCGAAAATAACCTTACACCCTGTCGGAACCGCGCCACCGCTCTGTAGCGGCCAAGCCGGGAGGACGGAGAAATAAGCTTCATCCACCTGAAAATCCGCACTATCGAGCGCTCCGCCAGCCGCCGCCTGTAGCCAAGGCACCGAGCCAATAGTGTCCGGGAAAGTCGCGCCCGTTACCGGATCGAATGGACGCGGCATAATGACCAGCGTCCATGTATCAGTGTCTAAGCCAACCTTAAAGTGAGCCTGGGTCTTCGATTGCTTTTGATCGACGCGGACGCCTTGGGCCGAATAGGTATAGCCAGCAATCTTTGAGACCCCGACTGCATAGAGGTCCACATATTGCGTTTGATAAAGATTGCCGGCCAGATAAAGGTCACTATAGCCTTCATCAATACCTAGGATGTCGCAATCTGCATCGGTGAACCGGAGAACTCCGCCGCCGAAGAGGGTGATGGTATAAAGCCGCGCGACGAAGAGCGGAGCGTTATCCTCCACCACCGAATTAAAGAGAGCGGTGAGCGCTGGGTTAAGCATTGCCGAACGGGTAATTGGACCCGGCGAAAGTTGGAGCCAGCATCAGCCCTTCGATACTTGATAATGGTTCCTTCGAATAAAGAACAAAGCTCGTCATCGGTTCGCCCGCGTTCGCTAGATCGCGGTCCGCCGTAAGGATTAAAGCGGCCAAACCATCGAGCGCCGCATTGCGCACCGGCAACGCAATGATGATCCACCATCCCGGCTGATAGGTATGGGTGACGACGTTCACCGTACCGATGCCGCCGGGACCGGTCGCAGGGGTTGTCGTGTCCTGCGCCGGATTCCAGACCTGCACGCCGGGGATGCAGACGTCGCCGCGCCAGGAGCCGGGATTGTCGTTCACGCCAGCACGCCAATAAGCGCCAACAACCGGATCGGCTTGCGCGGTCGGCTGATCGGCGAAGCAAAACAGATAATCGATCATGGCGTACCGCTCGTCAGCGTTTGCAGTTGCGCGCCAGTTCCGGCAACCGGCCAGTAACCGACTTGCTTGATATGGCCGTACATACTGTTGGACCAAATCGGATCGCTGCCGCCCAAGGCAAATTCAGTGGGGGACGAAGGTGCCGTCGCTGACTTCGTATCGACAGTGCCTCCGGCCGCGACGTAGATCGCAGAAGTTCCATTCGAGGAAATTGCAGATTTCCTCGGGACGCCAGCAACAGGCGGCGATTGCCCGCTGTCGTTGTTCGAAAAGAGGGCGGTTGTTGCGGCTTCGACGCCTGCGATCAGGCTGGTGCTAAGGGTTGACGCACCTAAGATGATGCCGAACGAACCACCGGAGTTGCAGATGGCGACACTTCCAGCGCCACCGTTAGCCGCAGACAAATTATCGGCATCGACGTAAAGCGTTGACGTGGTCGCATTGTACCAAGACGAAATCGGCGTTGCCGTCAGACTATCCGCCGCCCGCGTCGCGCTCCCCGCTGTAGTAAAAATTGGCGACGTGGCGAAGGCAAGCGCCTCCACCTGATATTGGTAGGCATAAAACCATGCTGTCGATCCGTTGCCAGTGATCGCTGCGGCAGCACCCCCGTTTGCCGCCGCCGACTGAATGAAAAAATCGTCAGAAGACCCGGTTGGGGTGTAAGTATAGGTAAGCCGGAAAAATCCGTTCTGTGCCGGCGTAATAGTCCCACTCGCGCCGCTGCCCTGCGTGCCAACTGTCGCAGTCGAAAGATTATACCAAACGCTGCCCGGCGACCCCGATACTGCTTGGATTTTGAGCCACGGCGCAGTTAAACCGCCATACTTGAAATAAAGCGAAAAGGTGTTGGCTTTGTTGGCCGTTACCGGAACGGTAGATTGCTGCGTCCATGTGACCGTATTGCTGCCGCTGCTTGGGACAACCGCCCAAGCGCTCGTAGTGCCGTCCGGTCCTGACGCTGTCTGCGCGACGGTTGCATTGAAAAAATACCAATAGCCGGAATTGCTAAAGGTATTTGAATAGTACGAGGTGTTGGTGCTCGCCCCTTCGAGCAAAATGCCCTTCGGCAGCAGCGTGATCGGATCGTAGTCGAAGCGCAGCGCGCCGCTTGATGCCGACGCCAGCAAGCCGGACGAATTGGTGTAATACGCCGAAGACGAACGGGAGAATGTGACGCCTACTGCGGTGCACCACGCCGAGGAACCGGCGTAAACTGTACCATTGTATAAGTAATGATTGCTACCGCCCTCCGTGGTGAAATCCGCGAACATCAGTGGATTGGTACCGCCAATTTCGTAGGCATTATACCAGAGTGGCGGCGCAGTATTAATAATATCAAGTTTCTCGGTTGTGAACTTAAGTGACTTAAGCTCCCAAAGCTCATACATGAACTTGGAGAAATCTGTTGTATCAGTATCGAACCGACACCCCCAATAATAATTTCCGGTCCATGTTAAAGCCACCCCATTAGCCGGGGCATATAAAAATGAAACATTACCAGAAGCGTTGATATTATAATCAACGCCCGCGACATAAGGAGTTCCGTTCCCGTAAAGTGTCGGAGTGCCATTAAGAAGGAAGACAGGTTCAATGAACCCGCCTTGGGTCCGAACAAGTTGAAAATATGTACTTGTTCCATTACCAGTGCCAAAGGCTTGCGCCGTAACGGAATTATCATCCGGATCATTGTAAGCGAAAAGATTTGTCGGACCATTTAACTGTGATATGAAGCCAGAAAGTGTTTGCCATTCTAAATCGTTCGTGTCCGACCGGAGAAAGCTAAATTGAGCCTCGTAACTGTAGGTCGGATAAGTGAACAGTGAGAGCCGAATACGTTTCCCCGACAAAGCATCCTGTTTTACAGACGACCAATTTTGCGTCCGTTTAACCGGATACGTTATCCCGGCGAGGGTTGGGAAGACAGGAACGGTCATTGCGTACTCGGACTCAATGGTGCGGCGTTAATGAGAAGGCGCTGAAGCTGAGGCAGAATTGAATTGAGAAATGCTTGTGAACCTATCATTGTACCATTTAGGTTAATTGATGTTCCGCCGCCGATGCCTCCGCCGCCTCCTGAGATCGCGGTGCGAAAGGCGTCCGCAAAGCCTCCTGCGGCTGGAATAATCATTTCTCCGGAATGAACTTGCGCCGTCATATTCCCTGGAACGCTCCATGAACCAACGTCGAATGACGCGGCTCCGGCTTGCGTTCCGAAAGAACCTATCACCCCCGCTTCAGCGGCAGTTCCTGCGGCGAGCGCGGCAGGAAAACCAACCACAGCGGCGAGTTGAGCCGTAACCTCTGCACCAGTTTGCGCGGCGGAAGCGGTAATGGCCTTAAGAGCAGCTACAGCCGCAGTAGAAGGTCCGCCCACAGCCGTCGCTATTTTAAAAGCGAGCCATTCAACGACCATCTTCTCAACGCCCTCGATAAATGAAATTACCAAGTCGCCTAAAATCTTCTTCATGGCTTGACCCCAAGTCTCGGTCCCACCAAGAATGGCACGAAGCTGAGAGTTGAAGGCGCTCTCGATTGGAGTCATTAAAGATAGCCACGCCTTTTGATCCTCTTGGAGCATTTGATCAGTAAGTTGGTTGTGCTGACCAACAAATTTTTGATAATCAACTGATTGCTGGTCCCAAGCCTTTTTCCATTCAGCAGAGCCCATTGGAATTTTTGAAATCTCGTTACTAAAAGCCGTTTGTTCCGCTGCCCAACGTTTATCGAGTGCGGCTTCAAGCAACGCTGTCTCTTGATCATATGATATTTCGTGAAGCTTCACCTCTGAGGATAATTGTTCCTTGGTTTGGTTATAAGCTTCGTCTGCCATTCTGAGAGCGTTCTTAAATGCTTCCTCTTGTTCCTTTAGCACCGAAGGATCGGGAAGACCAAAATTGATTGATTTACCGGGCGCTGCCTCCGCGCCTCCGGCCGCTCCAATACCGAGCGCGGTTTTAATCTTATCTCCAGCGGTCTTCGCTATAGCGCCGATGTTCTTGAACATCGTCGTGACGTTCGTTTGGAGTGCTGTCGTCAAATCAGTCCAAGCGTTCTTAATATCCCCGAAGTTAAATGTGAAGGCATCCATCATTAGACGACCTGTGGCGGTCCACAGCGCTCCAATGTCCTTCGCCGCTGCCTTCGTTAGCTCCCAAAAGCTTTCGATGATCCCGATAGCAGTCGCCAACGCGATATCAATAATAACGATGGCTGCTGCAATCAATTCAAAAGCAATCTTCCAAGTTCCTCCTGCGTCGATGCTCTCCTTAATCGCGGCGAATACATCCACGAAAATCCGGACCAAGCCGGAGAACGCAGGAGCTAAAACGCCAACAATAGTGGCGTTCATATCCTTAAACGCGGTGCCGAGCGCGGTTATCCAAACATAAAGTTCATCGAGTGCCGCGATAAACTGATGCGATACTGGTCCGCCAGCTTCTTGGAAGACCTCTAATAGAGCCGCGACGCCTTCGCGACCTTGCTCCAGCATAGGCGTCATGCCGGCCGCGCCGCGCCCCATAAGCGTTAACCCGGCCGCGCTCGGATTGATACCTTCGTCGTGGAGCTTCTTGAATGAGTCAGCGAGAAGGAGAACTTGCTCATTGATTGGAACGTCTAACATCTCCTTCGCGGAAAGGCCGAGAGCCTTTAAAGCGAGAGCTTGACGGGAGGTCGGAACGCTAGCGGCTTGTAGCGAGATTTGAAGCCGCTCCATCCCCATCGTCATCGACTGGACGGAGCCGCCAGTGGCTACGGCAATGAAGCCTAGCTCTTGTGTCGTCTTAGTTGAAACGCCAAGCATGGCCGAGGTGCGCGTTATCTGCTCACCTAAATCGGCCATGCTATCAATAAAGCTAGCAATTCTTTCGACCGCAAACGCAACGATTACTGCTTCACCTAACGCTGCGAAGCTTTGAGCAATCGCTTGTACTGGGGCAGTGATGCTGGTAATAGCATCCTTGACTTGATCTACTCCGGAGAGGAGACCACCAATAGCAGCGCCAAATTGTACTGATACGTCATCATCAGCCAAGGCTCTTCCCTCCAGTACGTTGAACTAGCGCTACAAATTGGTCACGCGTCATCGGTTTAGATTTTTCTTCCTCTTCTTTCGGTTTGAAGCCAACGAAGCCCGCGACGATGTCGCGCAGCGGTGGATAGAAGTCCCAGTAATTGAACATCTCTTGGACACTATTTAGCGTCTCTTCATCAATTTGGGCAGTCGTGTAATATAAATCATTACGCAGCCGTCCATAAAGATTGCGCCAGAACCGATCATTTTCCTTTACGGGATCGGAACTGGCGCTGGTGCGTTTGGGTCCGGCTTCTTCATCTCCATTCCGCTATCCTTAAGAATGGCTGCGATAGCGGTTTGGATTTCATTGAAACCGACTTCGATATCATCGAAGTTTTCCGGCAGCTTCGGTTCCGAGCGCTCGAAAGCAATAGTGAGAATGTCAGCCCACCGTGTTCCATCGTCCGGCTGCATCAGCAACTTTGAAACACGCTTAAGTTGACCAATCTTGAGCCTCGGAACCTGATATTCCTGCTCACCAAATTTAATCGTCGCCATTGTCTTCTCCTTACGAGGTGACTGCGGGTGGAGTAGTCGGGAATTGATAGGTGAAAGCTTGCTGGGCTGCATTGATGCCGATTTCGAAATCGATTGCAGGCATCATGAAGTCTTCAAGTTTGAAGTCTTGCGTCAGATCAGACATAACGCAATTGAGCATCCGGACCGCGTATGGATTGGAATTGAGATCGGTCCAATAGTCGAGTTGGAAGGTTGGAGTGGTACCGATGTTTTGCGCCGATACCGTCATGCTTTGGCCGAGCGCCGAAGAGTTCGTGTAATTGATACCGACCGCAAGGCTTTGATCGGCAGTCGCGAAATCATACACGCCTCCGGCTCCGAGGCTATAGTAGCCAGCGGACGGTGAGCCGGTCGTCTCTTTCAGCAGCGGTTGCCAACTCGCAATATAATACGCTCCAAGGTCTTGATCATAACCGTTGGAGTTGGTAACGGTAAGATTGCCGCCACCAGCGCCGATGGTATGAAGCTCGCCCATATTGTAGTTAAGGCCACCGGCTGCAAGCGTACCGGCATAAAACAGCGAGTTCCAAGCGTAAGCGGAAATCATCGCAGCTTTAATTTTGCCGGTCGTCTTGATGGTGCCCTTCGCGATGACCAGTGGACGATTGACCTGGCCGAAGAGCGACTTGACCGTTGCTTTCTCGGCAAAGCTCAACTCGTTCGCGAAACCAATATTGACGGGAGTTTGGTTCGCGATGTCGGTTCGCTTCGCAATGATGATACCAGGACCGAATACGGGGAAAGGCATCTGGCGTTCTCCTTATACGATAGGCGTGCCCAGTAGCACGCGGATCGGGATGATGAGAAGGGATATATTGTCGATGTCGCCGGAAGCCTTAACGATCTCACCTTCGATACGGCAATGCTCCACTAGACCACCGAGCGTTTGCTTACCGAAGATTTTTAGTCCGCCACTTGGTTTCAAAACGTTAAAGATTGCATCCTTAACAGCGTCCAAATCTTGGATTGGGTCTTGGGTTAGATCAGCAGGAGCCGTTAAGTAAATGATTGCCTCATAACGTTGAGTATTTTTTGCGAGAGGTTCCGCTTGCCAACCAAACATCTCTCCGGGTTCCCAAAGAAAGAGCGCTGGCATATTCCCTTCGCCAACTTCATCCCATTTTTGGAACCGTCGCCGCGCAGTAACAAACGACAAATTGTTACCAGCATACAAGTTGAATTTTGCTGTGGCGAGAAGATTAAGGAGCGCGGTTGCTACGGTATTGGTTGCTGGCTGGGTCGCCATCTAGCGGCTCCTTAAACCTTCGAGAACCGCACTCCGCATCCCGTCAACGATTTCCTGTCGCATTTGATCGAGCGACGAACGCATATAAGAGCGCTCGGGCATATGAACATCGTGCGCCGCTACCCGCATCGCAAAGATGTCCTTAGCACCGATAACAAAATGAAGCGCCTTCGCCTTTACCGGCACTATCTCGGGAATATGGATCACGCCGCCATATTCATGAATGGCGGCATATTTAACGTCGCCAGAGGAATAAACCTTAGCGCTGATTTGTTCCGGGTTGTCGGTGACTTCTTCAGTGATAGAACGGCGCAAAGCGCCGGAGACTACGTTTAAGACCGGACCGGAAAGCTTCTCCTTCACCATCGCTTCAAGAAGAAGAGCTAACATATAAACCTTTCGCCGGAGCACCACGCGAACAGTCGATGGCATCGCATTGAGGCGTTCTACAAGTTCACGGTCACCTTTTATCTCGATGGTAAACATTAGATGAGAGGAACAACCATCCGGAACGGATTGATCATCATCTTTATAGCCGCCGTCATTCGGGAAAGATCGTAAGCCGTAGTCTGTGGCCCCGGAGTGGTGTGGCTACGTTCACCGATGCGGTTACGATAGCGATACGCCTCGCCGACCATTTCCATACACGCCTGATTAAGTGGAGCCGGGATGTAACTGTAATTGCCCAGCAGCGCCGCTCCCGCGTCTCCGAGCGCGAAGGTATAAATGCCTAGCGCAACCGAATATTGACCTGTATTCGGAGCACCCGTCACGAGTGTAAGAGCTATACCGGACGAAGCATAAGTAACTCCTCCGTCCTTCGCCCAAGGACCATTCAGCTGGGCTGCTGTTACCGTTCCACCGCCCACTGGAACAACCCAAGCCTCATTCGATACAAAATAGCCAGCGGTATAAACGATCTGGATATTTTGTATGCCACAGCAGAACTCGTAACCAAGAACGTTGATCAATTGCGGCTTACCCGGAAGCTCGCCGTCCCAAGCTTCGAACGTATAACCGCACCCATAGAACTGACCGGCAGGACGAACCGGAACAACACACCGTCCGATGGTGACGGAGGCTACAGAAGTAGTCGGCCACTTCCGTAACATCTTACTGACTTCGCCATACCCGTTATAGACCTCGGTGTAAGTTTGTGACAAGACAGTCTGTCTTTGGATATCACTTAGGATCGCCTGAGATGCCGAAGTGATAAGCGAAGACAGCAAAGCATTATCGTTCCCGGACGTGGGAACGTTCGGTATCCAACTCGATACCTGAGCGAGTGTAGCGAGGTCGGTAGCGGGCATCTATGACTTCTTCAAGTCTTCAGGCTTCGCTAATCCAGTCTTCTTATTTTTGAAATCACTTGTTTCAATCTCCGGCATTTTCTCCCCAGCCGGTTTACAACCGTGCGCCAGCATATCCTTCGCAAAGTGAGCCGGCACATCGACCGTACCAGCGGTGACTTCGAAATCTTGACCTTGAACGCAAAACTTGTTGGTACCTTCCGGAACGTAAAAGCGCATGTCGCCTTCTCCTAATTGGGATTGAAAAGTGCCGGGGCATTTCCGCCCCGGCGTTCGCTCGGACCTAGAAACCCGGAACGCCAGCCGGTGGGTTCACGTTCGTGATCACACCGAAAGCGGGCGGGAAGTAGCAAGAGAACACTTCGTCCACGTAGCAGCCGAACTCATAGCGCATCGTCTTGAACGGCCACTGGAGTTGGTAGTAGTCCTGCCGCACGTGGCTCTCAAGAATGTTCGCCACACCTGCGAGTTCATACGGCACGCGGTCCGACCAAAAGATGATCGTGCCGGGCGGGACAAACGGATGGATTTCGATGTCCAGCGTATTACCGAAGAACTTATTGATGTAGGAGGTAACGCGACGGCCAGCGATGATCCGACCCGTCTGCTGGTCCGCATCGAACAGGATACGGAACTGAGCAGCCGTGTCGCCGGAACCGAAGAAGGTTCCCATCGCATTTTGAATGTCCGCTGACGACATCAAGATGCGGTCGTAACCGATCTTGTATTGGTCATAAGCGGCCTGTAGCACCGCGTCAAACTCCGCGATGTTGGTGCCGGCGATGGTAAGGCCGGAGTTGCCGGAGTTCATCGTCAAGATGATTGATCCGGAGTTGGAGCTAACGGCAATTGAGCCGTTCGTAAGCGTCGGCAAAACGGGATTGGTCGTCATCACCGTGCCCGGAGCCGAACCAAAAACCGAACCATACATCTGCGACAAGATGCCGTCCGGAAGCAGCGTGTTCAACGAGTTGTCCTGATAGTTCGATCCAACTTTCAGGGCAGTGATCGGCTGAGCACTCGTTCCGGGGTTCTTCGAGAACGTCACCTTGTTCGCCGCAGTGATGCCTGCCAGCGTCTCGGCTCCCGTCGCCGTTCCGACGTACCACGCATAAGCGACCGCGCCATTCACCGCCGTAACCGAAGCAGTGACGATTTGCGCAGTGGTAACGCTCGCCAGCGAGGCTTCCGCCGAAGGACCGCCCGAACCGCCGCCGAATGTATCGGTGGAGCCGTCTGCGTTAACCTTCGTCACCTGACCGGGGACACCACCTTGCATCGTCGTGGAGTTGTAGGTAGTGTAGTTGAGATAACCGAACCCCGAGAGCGCGACGCAAATGACGTACACGGTAACGGTGCCGCCCCAACTGCCAGTCGCACCTGCCGCCGACAAGGTCGGAGTTGGCGTGGTACCGAGCGGAGTGGAGGCGTTGCCGAGGAACAGCGTTTGTTCCTCACCAATCATCACCGAGCGAAGGGTGGATTGGACCGCGATGCCTAGAGCCTCGGGAGAAAGGTTCTTGGCACCCCAGCGGGCTTGGAAGGTGACCGAGCTTTCCAAACCGAGCGTCTTGTAGGTCGCAGTCTGGTCTTGCTCGGTAATCGCGATGCGAGCACCGCGATTGCCTTCGGAAACGCCGATGGAGATATTGTTGACGTTAATCCCAACGATGCGCTTCCAGTGATAGGCGTTTCCGCCATCGGCCGGAACTCGCGGCAGTTTCGAAATTCGCGGGATCAATTCTTTGAACGGATAGAGCATCTGGACGACCGGGCGAAGATCGTACCACAACAGCCCAGTGGCCTCCGAGATGGTATCCGCTTTGTTGAGGTCTTGGCCGAGCTTTTCGGACAATCCCTTCAGCAGCCCCTCGTTAGCGAGGAGTGCAGCAACGATTTCGTTGCTGACGAGTTGCTTGGTCATTTCTTAGTTCTCCAGTTTGGCCAAGCCCGCATCGCCTCGGACTTTGTTTTGGGTTGAAGGGTTAACGTTTCGCGGACGCGGCTGCGCCTTTGAAATTCGGATCGGAGATAACCGGACGGCCGAACGTCTTGCCGCCTTTGAGAGTATCACCAATCATGTTCGCGATCATTCCTGCCGCAGCCTTGTTCACTGAGTCAGGGTCTTGCGCATCAAAGGAGATGCCGTCCATCAGCTTCGCCATCGGGCTTCCGCCATTGGCGCCGTTTTCGACCTCACCGCCAAAGGCAGTCTTGTCGAGAGCAAACACCCGCGCACGCGGGCCACCGGCCGGCATCCGCGAGAGCGCTTCGACCAGTTTGGTGGAGCCAGCCAACTCGCCTTCGAGCTTCGCAGCCTTCTCGCGGGCAGCAGCCTCACCTTCAGTGACGAAAGCGCCTTTCTTCGGGTCGGGAGTGCCACCAGTGAATTGTGGTTCCACTTCGCCCTCGATCATCTCGCTCATGGTCTTGGTGTCGATGGTTCCGCCCGTCGCGGTCGGAAGACCGGAGCCCATGCCCCAAGCATTGGCGACTTTGCCGATGTGATGCTCGGCCAGGGACTGATGCTCTTCCATGTCGTTGAAGTGGCCAGCGGCCTTAACGAGATGGCCAGCGGCTTCGTCCATCGGCATTTCCTTCTTGCCTGCCTTCTTCGCATCGGTGAAGCAGCCCGCCGCCTTGTCCATCGAAGTCATACCGGCTTCGCGGCACTCCGCCGCCTTGCCGAGATGCATCATGGCTTTGCCGATATTCATTTTGTGCGCGGCAGCGGTGCGCTTTTGCAGTTCGTTCTCATTGGACATTGAACAGTTCCTTAAGTTGGGCGAAGTGATCGCCGGTTGGAGTAACAATCGGTTCGCAGCGCTTCGCCATCAAGGCTAGCGCATCGAATATGTCGGCCGGTTCCCGGCTAACAGTCGCCGCCGCAGTGATAAGTTCTTGGGCTTCTTCTTCGCCCATACTCGAAAGCAACGCATCGAGAAGTTCAGCAATGATATCGCCAAATTGAGTGAGCATGGTACCGAACTTGTCCGTCAGTTCCTTACTGACTTCAACGGTCGTGGCACCCCACGCAAACGGGCAGCAGTAATTGTCCGCCTGTCCTTCCAACCGTTCCTCGGCACATTCGAGCGAGGCGAGGAGCGAAAGAAGATTGGACACCACGTAAAAATCCGCGATGCCGCCTTTCGCTATCTTGGACTTCCAATCGTCCGGTAGCGCGTCCGTCGCCCCGAGCGCGCGGGCGCGGGCCTTAATGTGGCGCTTAGCGCTCGCTTTATTCTTCGCGCGACCGTGGGCGATGATAGCGTTTTCCAAATCCTTCTTGTTCTCGATTGGGAACGAACCATCCGGCATCGCCGCTCCCGAACTCGCCGCTGCGTCACGCTCCTTTGAAGAGAAATCACGTTTACCGAAGTCGATACCAGAACCGGAAAGCAGGTTCATAAACTTCGCGAACATGCCGAGGTCTTCCGGCTCAATGGTCACTGGCTTACGCGGAGCCGTTAAGAAGCTCGGAATAGGAACGTGGCCAGCGGCCTTCGCGACCTCGATACGGCAATCGGGATTGGCCGGACGATCCACCAAGCTAATCTCAATCAGCTGAAGCTCGGTGATTGTAGTGCCCGACTTCGCCATCTTCTTGCCGCCGATAGAATAGCCCTTGAGCACCTTCTCATCAAGCAGCTTGATGCAACCCGGCTCCACGATGCGGGACGTAAGGAAGAGGCCCTTGTCATCGACATTCGCTTCCTTCGCGGTGCCGACTGCAATGGGTTGATGCATCTGACGAATGTTACCCCATTCCATATAGTCGGGAAGCGCTTTCTCGATGGCACCTTTCGAAACAATCTCGCCATCGAGGTCTAACGTCTCGGTTGAGGCGTAGCCGGTAACGGTCCGTGAGCCGTCCGCACCTTTCTCAACCTTCGTGATCGGAACGAAAAAGTGGATTTGGTCTTCTTTCATAACGGCTCCTTTAGTCGCCGAAGAGGTCTGTGCTGCTTTCATCGCCGCCAATAATTTCTTGTCGCCTGAGTATGGAGCTAGTTCAAGGTTGTCCGGAACTCGCGTCACTCGCTCGTGTTCGTCTTCGTGAATATAAGGTTCGTAAGCGTCTTGGTACGATTGCCAAGACAAGTCGAGTTGTTCCGTGACGTAAGGTTTCTCAAACAAGAACGTCGCGATACCATGCGCGTCCTTATAGATCATTTTGAGAACGTTAATGCAATACGTCTCCGGTATCTCGTGATGAGGAAGACAGTTCCGAGGTTTGAAGGTTTTGCCACCAGCCTTCAAAGTCTCCGGCAATTCGTGATCCGGAAACCACTCACTCATATCCTCCGAACAACCCGCGAGATAAGGCAGCGTCCAACCGTCATCGTTTAGCTTCGCCTTAACAATCAACTCGGCTATTGCCGCACAGACCTCGTCAGTAATCTGCGCGACTAAATCATCCGAAGGATAAGGCGTCTCAAGGTGATGGCCTGACGACATCTAGCCTCCGGGAATGATCAACGGTTTACGCTTAGGCGTCAACAGCTGCTCTTTCTTCCATTGAAGTGCGTAAGAGTGATGAAGCTCTGCGCCCTTTCGCCGGGTGATCATCTGCTGGCCATCGATCCAAGCTTCCACCGGAGTAACGACCATGACGCTAATAGTCTTCGGCTCCGATAAAGCGTCCGCCATCATAAGTAACCGGCCCGCTGCCGTCCGGGCTTGATGCGGGGTTAGAGCAGCCACCAGTTGGGTGCCTGGTACAATATCACCATTGGCTTTCGTTTCAAGTATTTCCGTTAACGCAATCGCCACACCACCTTCGTGCGGGATGATCTCAAACGCTACGTTACCGGGAAGTTCTGCTTCCGCGCCGTTTAGTTTTCCGTTGATCATTGTCGTCGCCTTTCATCATCTTTACGATAGCGAACTTCATCCGCTCAATCGGTTCGTCCCAATTGTTCGGATCAACCTGGTTAAACAACCGAACCGAACTGTACCAAGGCTCCGCGCCACGCGCCCACCGCCAGCAAGGATTGATCGGATTGAACATAAACGTCGGACGCCCGAGCGCTCCAGCGATATGTACCGCGACAGTATCGACCGTGATGATTAGGTCCATCGTATCCATAACGTTCGCAGTGTCCGCGAAGTCCCGGATGCCATTCGTGGCGTCCACAATAAGGTTCTCGGCTCCGAACTTCACTAGCTCACTATTGAACTCTCCAACTTGGAGCGAGTGGAGCTTAACGCCACGAAGCTCTCCGAGAGTTACAAGCGCCGGAAGCGGAACGGAACGCTGCCGCGATCTTTCGTAACCTGAAGATGCGGACCAAACTAGACCGATGTTAAATGTTGGAGAGGTCCTGCGGACGCCACGGGGCGACGGCCGCAGCGCCCGCAGGTACGGCCCGGCTGACGGCAAGTTACCGTAAGTCGAACCGATAAGTGGAAGGACCGAGATGAGAGGAGAGTGGTAATCCGCCTTCATCGCAACCTTCACAATTTGTCCGGGCTGATCGATGTCGATAATTTCATCAACCTCGCACCGCCCAGTAAGCAATCGGATTAGCTCGTTTGGCGATGCAAAAACAACCTTCGCCCTCGGCCATTTCTTTTTCAACTGCGGGATGAACCGGATGAATTGAACGCTATCACCGAAACCTTGCTCACGGTGAATGATGATCGTCTTATCGTTCAAGTCTTCACCGGTCCACCGCACCACGCCGGTATCCCAAACCATTGACTTATTAAGCATCCCATTCCAGCGGACCTCGGAGAGCTTCAAACCTTCGAGAAGATCGCCCGACTTAAGGACCGTCAGCGCCAGATCGTGGCGAAGCGGAATATTGTCCGGCTTTAAATCGAGCGAGCGCCGGAGATGATGAGCACCTAACAATGGCTTTCCGACCGAATAATAAAGCAACCCCATATTGTGATGAAAGCCAGGGTGCTTATCGTTCAACTTCAAAGCTCGCAGCAACGCCACTTCCGCGTTCGGAAAATCCTGGACCCGCCACAGTGTATTCCCAAGATCATTCCACGCCTCCGCGTTCGAAGGATCGAGCGCCAAGGATTTACGCTGAAGCGCAGCGGAAGCTTCATAACGTCCAGAGCTATTGATTAGATTGCCGAGCTTGTGGTAAGCCTCGGCGCAGCCGGGGTCTGCATCGACCGCGCCGAGGAACATAGCTCTAGCATTATTCGCGTCTCCGGCCGCCATGCGCTCGTTACCGAGCGCAACCATTCCGGAGGCGCGGGCCTTCGCTTCGTCATTCTTCATATTGCCGTGCATTGTCGTCGCCTATTTTTGGAAGATCAACCCGGATAAATGTAACTGTAACCGAACGAGAGGCCGTGGGTGCCGTCCGGAACTGTGGTCGGGGTGATCAAGCCACTCGCCACCACGAGCGTGCCCACCGTCTCATCCGCAGGAACGGAAAGACCGAGCGTGCCAGCGGTCGGAGTGATCTTGGTTTCCTTCGTGACCGATAGGCTGGTGAAGCTCGTATCGAGCGGCAACGCGAGAACGTTGTTGGTGCCGATCTGAATGACTTGTGCCGAACCGCCCGCCGCGCTCGCATAAATGGTTCCTGACGTAAGATGTTCGACACCTTTCGAAGTGTACTGGGTGGCAGACGTAACGGTGCCGGCGAAGTTGAAAATGTCCGTTTGCGTCGTACCATCGTTCGCGGTGTAAGTCAACCCGAGCGAACCGGCTGTGAGTGTGCCGGTCATGTTGAGAAGGACAGCCAACTGGCGCGGAACGTCCGGCTGAGCCGCGATGGTAAGCGTAGTCGGACCGGCCGATAGCGACGTGGACGAAACGGTGACGGAAGGCGAAGACGCGGCCGGAGCGCCGGGCGTATTGTATGAGCGGTGCACCGTCGTGGCGAATTTAAAGCCGAGCTTGATAAAATCGTTCGCGTCGGCAGGGTTAATGGAAACTGTGCCATTGGATTGGACGAACACAGTCCCAGAGTTCATCGATTGCACCGATCCGCCAAACCCGGCAGGAGCGAACATCGTAACGTTTGCGAGAGCCATTTTATTAGTTCCTCTTAGCTATGTCGCCTTGCGGATTCAACGTGATCGTCTTTCCATCGCTTCCCGCATTTCGCGGTAGTGTCCCGACTTTAAGACGTACTCAGGAGCCTTCTTTACTCGTTCCTCAATCTCCTCATAACTAAGGATATAAGGCCAATTAAACATTCCGTGATAGCCAAACGTTTCCTCGATTGGATAAATCGCCACACGCTCGAAAGCGAAGCGCCCAGCTAACTCGGTCGAGGCCCAAGTAAAACCTTCCCGCTCTAAAACTGGCCGATAGACCCGACACAAGATTTCATCCTCTGGCAGCCGGACCGGAAAGCCGGTCCTATTTGCCGCGATGTAATCGAGCAACCGTTTAGAGCGAAGAGAAAAACCGCTATTGCCTACGTTGTTGTGGGTGTACCACCAAGGTGCACCGATGTAGTCGTAATCGAAAAATTCTTGGCGCCAAGCGCCGGGATTAACAATCCATCCATCCCATTGAAAGAACAAGGCATGCTTGGTCTCAATATATTTCGGCAGTTCATAATTCGTGTACTGCGCGAATGCATCATAGTTCCGGAACGGCTCTATCGGGACAGTCTCTCTCCCAAAAGATTTGTCGGTGAATAGTTTTACATCCCCGAACCGAGCGTGTTTTAAACATTCGTCCGCCGCCGCTAACGCCAACTCATGGCAATTGTCATAAACACTAACAAGCGTGACGTCAGATAGATCAAGCATCGGCCATTAACCGCGATGATAACCGATCCAACGAAAAATCTACACCTGAGTTAACTTCGGCATAGCGTCTCAAATCCTTATAACGAAATGCCGATACCACGCCAGCGGTGACATAAGGATTAATGAAATTATCATCTCGGTTATCGTCCCTGTAGTCTCCGATCCAAACCACAGTCGGGATGCGCAACATAGCACTCATCGTCTTGAATGCGCTATCACTGCCAACGAACCCTGAACACTCCGCGATGTGTGAAAGATTAACTGAGATGTCTTCATTACGAACGAGCCGAAGCCTCGGACTTTCTTTCAATCCGAATTGATCCAGTTCATCGACCGACCCGAACAGCAAGAAATTATATTGCGAAGCTTTCAATACGAGTCCGACTAGCACTCTCAGCGGAAGGGCCTTTGACGGGAAGCCAAAGCGCTTCTCAACACTGATCGAGTAGCCGGAGCCTCCGAGATGAACGCCAATGACCGGGCGTCTATCGGTGAAGATTGGGTCTTGTCTCGGAAACGGGTTATTGTTAAGGAATAAAGTCCGTGGGCAATTCTTCGCGCCTTTCAACCGGCCAAGTGATAGTTCCTCCACTGATATGCCGAGTGACCGGAAGAACTCCGGGATACAATCGTTATGCGAGGCGACTAGGTAATCGTGTTCCGGGTGCGCCATCATAAATGGCAAGCACTGTAAGAAATCCCCAATGCCACCTTTAACCGCGACCCTCACGCTAGCGCCTCTTCTTCTTTGAACCTATCCAATAGCATCTCGCGGTGAGCGTCGATATTGCTCGGCATGCAATGCGTCAGCTGACCGCAATTGTGGCAAGGCAGCTTACTTTCACGGCGCTTACCTTCAAGGTGCATACGCCGAAGATCATTCATCTTGTCCGAGTTCCAAATCTCCTTCAAAGATTGATTGTTGGCATTACCAATAATCAATCTTCGCTCCCAGTCCTGAAAGCAAGAGCTAACGAGGCCATCCGCATTTACTGCCATGCTATAGAAAATGTAAGAGCAAACATCGACCTCTTTGATTGGCTGATTGTAAAGGCCGGTGGTGATCGTCGCTCCGGTGAAGCCTTCAATGTCAAACTCCGGCCAGCATGGCGCAAAGTTCTCGGCAAAGATGCGGTCGCAATGATCGCCAAAAGTATCAAAGAAACGGGCACGGGCGTCCGCATCCAGCATCTCGTTCAAAGTCTTGATGACAATTTCACACTTGCCCTTATTCGCGTACAACCATTTCACGTTCTCCACGAACCGGGCGAAGTCGAATTTGACACCGGTGAACTTCGCGTAAGTGGCTTCATCCATCCCATCGACCGATATGTTGATCCGATCTATCCCGGCTTCGAGCACCGGCGCCAACCGTTCGGGAGTAATGAGCGAGCCATTCGTGGTGGTATCGATATAAGGAACGGAAGGAGAGAGCTTCGCATAACGGATCATATCTGCTAGGCGCTTATTGAGAAACGGCTCGCCATCCTTATAGAGCCGCAAGACGCGGATGGGTTTGGGGAATTCCGAAAGGTCATCGATGATCTTTTGGAATACCTCCAACTTCATCGCGCCGACGAAGCGCCCTGTGCCCGCGATTAAATCCGGATGGCCAGTCGGACAAAAGACGCACTTGAAATTGCAAGCGCTCGCCGGGTCCACGAAGAGAACGTAAGGTGTGGTCAACGGTATGACCGTCTCCAACAGAGTACGGTCTTCGAGATTGATGCGAGGCTTAAGCTGTGCTCTCATTTCTTTTCTCAATGATATAAAAATATTGATTCATTTCACTCACCTCGTTCTTTTGGGATCGCAAAAACGACCGCGCCGCAACCGCAATAACAATAAAGCCGAAACAAGAAACGGTAATCCCTTAAATTTTCCATCATCCATTCCGCCGCGCGCCACAGCCCGTCCGAATTGTGATAGACGCCCACCGCTAGGATTGGCCGGTGCTGCGCTAAGGTTTCCGTCGCTCCGCGTAAGGCGTCGAACTCGCCACCCTCCAAGTGAGCCTTAATAAAGGTCGGAGCTTCATTTAGCTCATCGATAGTTCTCACCCGCACTTTAGTACGGCCGCGCAAGTCCAGCTTCGCCGTCAAACCATCTCCGAACATTAAGCCAATTCCAGGGTGACGGCCTAAAGCATCGAAGATGATTGTCGCGCCGCTCAGGTTAGATTTCAGCTGCGCAAGGTTCGATACCATCGGCTCAATGGCGACGATCCGCGTTGAAGCTCCCATTACCTCTCGCGCCTTAAGCGACGCAGCGCCGATATAAGCTCCGCAATCTAGGAAGACTTCGTGATCGTGTAAGACCGCGCGAACCTCGGGGATGAAGTAGCGATCTTCAACCGGGATTAACGGAGCTTCCTTAAATGACCACTCTTCCCGAAGCCGACGCCAAGCAACAAATTGGGTATGATGAGCGCGGGAATAATGATCGTCCCATCGGTCCCAAACCTTAAAGACGCGGCGCTCATCACCTAGAGATAGATCGCCAGCGAACCAACCGTTGTTAAGCGGGTGACGGTCGGTGTAGCATTGCGCCAGATCATAGAACGGTACAACCTCTTCAAATCCTCTTCCGTGAAGAAGCTGCTCAATAGGCGCATAAGGCGAAGTAACAATAGCAACCGCGACCGGATAACTATTTGAAACTTTCTCATCGCGCTCAAACCAAGAGACAGGTTCAATATTGAGCGTCTTAAAAAACTCCATCGCCAACCGGCCGAGATTACCACGCCCATAAAGGTGGACTGGTTGGTTGGTATAATCCTTCATCCTCGCTGCTGGCGACTTCGTCAATGCTAAATGTAACGCGGAGAAGGAACTCAAGACACCAGCCACTCGCGGTTATCGAGATACCACCGGACCGTCTTCTCCAGCGATACCTCGAATGATAGCGGAAGCGACCAACCGAGACTTGCAAGCTTCGAGCCATCGAGCGCATAGCGCAGATCGTGGCCCGGTCGCGAAGAGTGGAAGTCCACCATAACATAGTTCAAATCTTTACCAACAAATCTAGCAACCATCTGCGCTAGTGCTAGATTGTCAACCTCTTTCTCTCCGACGATATTGAACGTCTCGCCAATGGTGCCTTTAGTCGCGACGAAGTTCAACGCGGCGGCAGCATTACGAGCGTGGATATAGAAGCGGCTACCGGGAACGGTGAGCGACTTATCAGCGTGAATGGTAACTCGCTCTCCGCGCAGCACTCGCGAAATAATCATCGGAACAAACTTTTCCGGGTGCTGCCGTTCTCCAAAAACGTTCATCGTGTGAACGATCTTTATTGGTAAGCCGTAGGTGTTACCAAACGAGACGACTAGCTGCTCGGCTCCGGCCTTCGTCGCCGCGTAAGGATTACAAGCGTTGTACGGGGCATGTTCCTTATGGAAGACGCCCGGAGCGGCCGGACCAAAAACCTCATCGGTGGAAAAGTAGATAAATTGTTCAAGCCCCAAGCCGCGAATTGCGCGCGCATAATCGAGCAGGTTACAAGTTGCCACCACGTTATCATAAACGAACGAGAGCGGATCAGCAATCGAACGGTCCACGTGCGTCGCCGCAGCGAGATGATAGACGCGATTAAAATGACCAAGCTGCGAAGCAACGATTGAATTAATCGGCGCTCTTAGATCGTGATAGACGAACTTGGTCCGCTTCCGGTGAGTTTCCCATCCTCTTATCTGAGCGATACGGTTGAGGTTGCCGGAGGTATCGAGCTTGTCGAGGAAAATGATTTCATCATCGGAGGTTCGCAGTATATGTTCCGCGACGCCAGCCCCGATGAAACCCGCGCCGCCCGTGAGGAGTATTCTCATTTGTGTCGTCGCCTTTCGTTGGTAGAATAATTATCACCGCATCTTCGTCAGGGAAGCGGCGAACGGCGTCAGCGCTCGTACTCTTAAAGCGCCGGGTAATATCAGGAAAGCGAATTACGTTCTCATTCATCTTCGACTACCGGGCTGATAGCGCACTCGCAGTTTGGGTGCGCTGGAGGGGCATCGTCGCCGCTATCGAAATCATCGTCCAAGTCGATTGGCCCTTGGTCATTATTAGCGACGCAAATCTCGCAAGGCTCAGGGCCGAGCAGCCATTCCTTCTTTAGATTGACGCCCGCTTCACTCTTCGCCGCGCGATAACCCGCCATGGCGCCAGTTGAGTTTGAGTGGCTAATCTCCGTCCGGGCGATAAGGTCAGCGCGGTCTTCCGAGAATGCGAACTGATCCGATAGTCCCTCGGCAATCTGATCTAGACCAATATTCCGCTCAAGCCCATCCACGATAGCTGATCGAAGCATATTCTTTGTTGCTGCATCAATGTTGGTAACGAGTTCGGCAGCTTGGTCCTCCGCTGCTTTAACCGCGCGCCGGTTAACGAGGTTGGTAATCTTTTCATCGTCCGATAGTCCGACCGTTGATAGAGCTTCCGCGCTCGCATCCTCAATGGCGCCTTGAAAATCATCCGTCAACTCCGCGAAGCCGACTAGGGTGGAGAGGTCTAAGCTATCCACGATTTGGTCGGGCTGCTTCTTCGCTTTCGCGACCTTATCAGAATGAACGAGTTGGTGGGTGATCGAGTGGAGGGCCTTCGTTAAGATCGCGTGGGCCTTAGACTTGACGATGCCTTGAGCGCGGGCAACGGTCGCCCTCTCCATTGAGACATGCCTCAAGCGCCGATAAGCCTTCGCGAAAGGGTGCGCCGGCAAATTTGCCTACCCCTTTGCCTTTCTTGCCCTTCGGCGGCGGAGCCTTGTCGCTCGGAGCATTTGCCGCCTGCTGCATATTCGACATCGTTTGATCATGCGTCTCGGCTTGACGCGCTAGCTCATCGGGCACCGCGAGAGCTTTTTGCTTATTCGCTTCGACCGTCTCCGCGAAAGGAACCGGGCCATTGGGCGTCTCAACGACCGCCTCCGCTCCGGCGCCATTGGGAAGTGGCGGCATATTGATCTTGTCGCGTCCTTCGTCCGGCGTTAGAAGACCGGCTTTCACATAGCCAGTCGTCACAGTCATCTCGATTTGCGGATCAACTTCCGGTTCCGCATCCCACGCGAACTCGCAATCGTCATAACCGAAGCCAATGTCTTCTTGAACCAGCGGGTCCATAATCTCGGACTTGAACCACGTCATCAAAGGATGTAAACCTTCCTCCTCCGACGCCTCTTGGGCGGTGTTTGCTGTCGCCCGGTTCATCATCTTAACAAACGGTTGAGGTGATACCGAGAAAGCGAAACAAACGAGCCGTGTGAGTGACTCATCGCGGTCCGCTTGAAGGCCCTCGCCGGACGAACCCTTAATATCAAACGGCTTCATGCCGCCCGGCATAAAGCGGACCTTGGATTTAAAGTTGAGATTGCCGGACAGCATCGCATCAAACATCGCTTGGAAGCTCGCCGTTTGCTGCGGTGTCCAACTCTCCGGAACCGTGACAATCAAATCGGGAAGCGTGCCTTCATTCCAAAATGCGGCGCGGTAAAGCTGCTTTCGTATTCCCTCAGTGACCTCGATGAAGATTTGTTCAACTGGGCTGTAGCCATAAATCGGCAGTTGAGTACGCGGGCGCATCGGCGCATAGATGAGTTCCGTCTCATCGAGGTTCACCATTGGCAAACCTTTGATAATCTGCTGGAACGCCGGATTGGGATAGTCGGGCCGTCGCCCTGCATCATCAATCAACGGCTTAATGGTCGCGCCGTCTAACACATCGAGCGCGTATGGTTTACCTCCAGCCGAGCGCCAAACATAAAGCGACGGCGCATCGATCACGAAGAGGTCTTCAAGGAGCTTCCGGCACCAAGGCCCGAACTTGAACTTACGATCCGGGCGCTTGAAGAACTCATCGAGTTCTTTAAGACGTTTGTTCGTCGCCTTCGGCTTATCAATCAGCTGGAACTTCCATGGCACCCGCAGCAATTGATCTTTCCGCGTCTCAATGACCGAGCGAAGAACACCCCACGACATTGACATTGCTCGCAGCGTCTCGAAGAACGAAACCCGCGACGGGATGAAATCAATATTGGTGCCGACCGGATAATCAAAGGTGCGCGGATAATCGACAAACGGCGGACCGAACGGGGTGACAGGTTGGAACGGCGAGAACCAGTTTTGATCGATGTCAACATCACTGATCGCGTTCGGCGGTTGCTCGCCGGCAAGATCATTATACTTGCCGGGACGAACGGGTTGTGTCGAGGAACGTGTCGGCGGCAACTTGTAATTTTGCATCTGGCCGAACGCCGGGCCAATCGGGGTGGATGAAGCTCCGGGCGTGACCGTTGGTGACTTCTCCACGAAGCCTTTGCCACGCTCCCAAGTCGGAAGGTCGAGCGGTTCGTTATCAGACATTGATAATAGCCGAGAGCTTTTGACCCGGCGCCACGCCGAAGTATTCGGTGGAGTTCGCCGCTAGCCGTTTGCTGTTTACCGTCGCGCCGACATAAAGAGTATTCTCATCCGCCGCGCTAATGGCGATGGAACAAATACAAGTTGAATCAGTGTGGACGCGGAGCAGGCATGTCCCAGATTGAAAGCCAGCGGATAGTTGCGCTGTCGCATTAACCACGAGCGGGGGTTGATCGTATGACGGCTCCACCGCAACGGTAATTTGATCCGGTGCTTGGAGCGCCTTTTTGTATTCCGAAAGGTAAAGGGTCGTCATGGCGCTTTCACCTTCGATGTATGGAGAAGAAGAATGGAGGTCGGAACACAATTGGTGCCAATAACTTCGTTCGTTTGACAAAGTGAAACGATACGTGTTCCTGCTTCGAGTTCATCCGCTAGATCGCGAAGCGCATCCGCTAATCGAGCACGCTGGTCGGCGGCTATCGAAATGCCGAGGTATCTGTCGCCTGATCGCCCAACGAACTTTGAAGCGTCCATGGCTCACCAACCGATATGAGGAAGCCAGTGTGAGAAGACAATCAGCACCGCGATAATGGACCCGGTGAAGAAGGTCGGTAGCACCGGCACATCTTCCGCTGCCGATGGACTATCGCTCATCGCTGAGCTGAATAGCATTATTGCGCTCACTGCGCACGTTATCGCGAACACAATCGCTGCAACGATAAATGCGCCCATTATCGTACTAGCTCCGGTTTTGGCGGTGCACATTCAACGTGCCACGAATGAACGCCATCAGTCCTTCGCGACGATCCGAGAGGCTTATTACACGTCGCACAAGTCTTAGCGCCGGGCATTAGCTCCGCAAGTGTCGCGCGATAAACGTCCATCAAGTTATCTTCGGTGGGCTTCGGCTCGATAGCCTGTGCCCAAGGTCGATTGTCGGTCTTAGCCTCGATAGGTTTCGATCCACCTTCGACCAACTCCTTGTAATACGTGATCCAGCCTTCCGCATTGCTAGATAGCACAAGATCGGTAACAGCCCACACCCAAGCATCAGCACGATCAGGAGAGCGCTCACCGCCATAACCAGCAGGAGAAAAATTGACCAACTGATCTTCAAGCTCTGGGAAATATCCTGCATGACGGGCCTTGTCTTGCTTCTCTTCATACAAGACGGAAACTGGTTCGGCTCTTACAGCTTTGCCTCGGCTGGCGGTAAGGACTTGAACGGCAATACCCGGATCGAGTGACCGGATAACGTAAGCGACCATGTCGCCGCCAAAATTGACTTCGGCCACAATTCGATCCGCGCCCCATTTGTGATAAGCTGCGATGGCAGCCCGGCCCCAGACTTCCGGTGGACCATTACAGGTAACATCAGCAAGCAGGTAAACGCGATTGTCAAACCCAAGACCACCAACGACAATTCCAATGTCGTCGTTCCTTTTGTTTTCATCTTTCGCTCCTGCTCCACTAGGATCGATAGCGACCACAACGCGACGCATCATTGGAACATCGAGCGGCTTGCCGTCTTCCGACATCACGCAACGCGCTCTATCGATAGCCTCTAGCGACCAAAAGGCATTATCAAGTTCGTCCGTATAAATGCCTTCATAGAACCTAGCTCGATGGCGCGCTGGAAGATGAGCCAACGAATCAAGATACTCGGGCGATAGGTTCGGGAGGTTATCGACCGGGTTCATAAACATCCGCGCGAAGTCGTGCGGATTACTAAGCGGCTTGCGCGAGACTGGATCAATGTGTTGGGAACCGAACTCCGCGTTGGTCCAATGCGACTTACCGCCAGGGTTTAGATCGTAATAGGCTCGCTGCTTTAAATTCCCGACAACTTGAGCGAGACGTGTTCGAGCGGTAACGACTGACGAGTAAGGAATTTGCGAACATTCATTGAAGAGCATTGTCGCATATTCATTACCGAGGATTTTCTCAACTCGGTCTTTAACGTCTAGCCCACCAACCCAGATTTGTGAAGAGTTCGGAAGTTCAAAGAAGCCATCTTGACGATGCTCGGTCAATCGAATGTCGGGGAAACAAAGTCGAAAGACCTTCGGCAACGTATCGAGCGAGATTGACGAGCGGGCCGCGTTAGATCGGAAACGAAGAATTGCGTGACGCGATACCGGAGCCTTTAGCGCTCGAAGCCCGACGCGATTAACGAGCAGTGTAGTTTTACCGGAACGCGATCCACCGACTAGGAGCGTATGGCGCTGAGGCCCGGAAAGAAGCTCACGGGCCTCGTTTTGTCGCGAAGTGAAATCCATCTAAGCTGACTCATCAACTTTATCGAAGTGAAGATGAACGTCACCTTTAGCTTGATGCTCTATCGTCGCGAGACGCGGATGGCAGTATGGAGCGGCCTCGACCGCGCACGATTGAGCGTTCTCTCGCGCCGCGAGTAAAGTGCGAAGGAGCTTTATGCCTTCGCCGCGCTTTTCGTCTTCGTCGCCTTCGCTCGCCAAAAGCTTTTCAAGCTTCACAGTAAAGGTTTGGGCTTGCTTGAACCAAAAGAGCATGTTGTTGATCATAACATTCAACGGAGCTTCGCCCGCGTCGATTAGCTCTTGTATCTCTTTCGCGGTGAAACCTTTGCGGATTTGTGCAAGCTTGGATAATGGCCGTCCGCCCTTCTTACCATTGGCTCTCGATACGTGCGCCGGGGGATGACTCATGTTTTCATCGTAGGTTATAACCCACGGACTGTCCGGAAAACTTGAACGCTCCGCATCTCTATGAGACTTTATCAGTCTCACATTATGACTTCAAAATTTGCTAGCTCGCCAAAGTCAGGCCGAGCAAGACACCAAATTATGAAGCGGAATATTCACTGGAACTTTTTGACCAAGAAGCTCGTACAAAACTCGTTCGCACTGGCTCGTTCCGGCGCCATCATAAAGGCCATACAAACCTTCTTGCGCCATCGGACCATGTTTTGCAAAAACCTTCTCGCCCATTTTGAACGGGAGCGGTTCAGGAAGAACAACCAAACCACCTTGCTCGCGTGCTTTCAATTTTTGAATGAAGGTGACAGCGAGTTGCGCTGGTTGTTCTTCCAAATCCACTTCCCTTTCCGAGAAGTCATTATTGAGACGGCTTCCACTTGTCATCAACACACCATTAATCCCAATCGTGGTCAAGATCGAATACCAGTGATCAACCACAAACACGAATATGTAGCGCGGGAAGAGCGCTCGCCGGAAACCTTGTAAGCTCCCGCGCACTACACGTTTCGCTTTTATGAATGGACAATAAACTTCGAATGACTGGCGCGCGAGATTTGTTATAGCTTTCATCTCGCCCAACGGTTCGGTTTGAGCCACCGCCCAGTATGACATTCGAGGAAGGCTCCAATTCGCCGGAACGTCGCTTTTCGCTCGGAAGCTCGATCAATAAAAGCCTTTTTCGGGGTAGCCCGGCTAAGTCGTTGAAGCGGGCGTCTATTCCCACTTCTATCTAAAAGCCAACCACAACTAACCCGCGAAAACAAAGGACAACTAAGAGGTCAGTAACCGTTTTCCATTTTTACCCATTTTCGTACCTTTACCCTCTTTATCTCTTCTTCTTCTCTTAGACTTAATGTAGAAGAGGGTAGGTAGCCCAAAAAAAACGTAAAACGGTTTCCGACATATAAGTTATCCGCTAACCGCAGACCTTTCCACAACTTTGTTATTAGTTTGTCGGTCGATAGTGTGCTGAAATCAGTAGCTTACGGGCGAAGGTCTTTTATCTAGGCGCTGCAACAACTTAACTGTGATTTTTTATGATATAATGTTGTTCTGTTAAATTCAGCACCTTTCAAAACACAAATTTTCAATTTTCCCATTTTCGTGTCCAAGGTCCCCGTTACGGCATCGGTCTTTCCGTGAACATAAAAACGAGCCAAACGAGTGGCCAAAAGACGACCGCCGACCCGAGCGAAAGCGCCCGGCGAACGCCCGGCTTCCCCGCGTATTCGAGCTTTCGCGTGAGATAAAGATATGTCAAAACCATCCCGACGCCATAGATTGCGAGCGCGATTTTCATTCGATCCTCTCCAACTTTATCCGGTATCCTAGCGCCTGGGCCCAGCGACGCGATGATTGCGCGCGGAAGCTCTCAGGCGCGTCACGGCGCGTTCAAGCTGTTGGTCATAGTCATCGGCCCACGCAACGGCGGCTTGTTCCTTATGCTCTACGATGGCCTGTCCGATGGCGCACCCGAGCGCGGCCGGCACCGCATTCCCTATCTGCATGTACTGAGAACTCATTGAGCCGCTGAATTTCCAGTCCGGCGCGAAGCCTTGAATGGCCGCGCATTCACGGACTGATAACGGTCTGACGACTTCGGGATGGCACAGTGCGCTCCCCTTGCGATTGGCGCGTCCGGTGATCGTCGGGGCCGGACGATTCCATGCGAGCCGACGATAAAATCCGGTCTTGCCGCCGCCCGCCGCGAAGGAACCGCCCATAGCCTTGCGTTGAAGTTTTCGCGGCAGCGAACGCCAATTGCCGCCTTCCGGAACAAGCGCAAAATATTGTTCCACGTCCGGCGTATATTTTGCGCCTTTGCCGGGACGGCGTCGAAACTTCCAGATTTCATCTTTCAGCACTCGGTAAGGCAGGAGCGCCGATGGACCATGCGTCGCCGACGGCAGTACAGGCGGCGAAAAATCGCGGGCACCAATCATCACAAACCGGAGACGGTGTTGGGCCGCGCCGTAATCCGCAGCATCAAACACGCCGAAGGTCACGAAATATCCGAGGCCGCGAATGTCGGCGAGGATTTGGCGTACTGCCGATCCCGACAATTCGTCCTCACTCAGCGGAGCATGATCTTCGTCGCCGCTGAGCCAAGAATGATCGTAAGTCTTAAGGCTCCAATGCTGACCCGGACGCTCGGAAATTGGCCGGTGACGGAGTGCGGCTGTCGTCAGATTAGCCACGTTTTCAAGGACAAAGCGGCGCGGTCTGACTTCGCCGATTAGGCGAAGATACTCATAGATCAAATTGCCGCGAGGATCGGTTAGGGCCGCCCGTTTGCCGCCGGGCGAAAAACTCTGGCATGGCGGGCCGCCGACCATCAAATCGACTTCGCCTTTGAAGCCACGGGCTTTGCGCAGCTTGTCGGCGTCAAGGCTCGCGATGCTGTCGCTGATAAGCTGGACGGACGGTCTGTTCAGCCGGATCGTTTCGCAGCAATCGAAATCAATCTCATTCACGAGCGTCGGGAATATCCCGGCCTTCTCTAGTCCGAGATCGAGACCAAGCGCCCCTGAGAAAAACGACCAAACCTCTGGTTTTTTCGCGCGTGCCATGATGGCTGATTTTACCGTGATTGCCCTGTCGGAACATTAACGCACCGGAACGCCGCGCGGCGCGAATCACTCACTCATCGAGTGACCGTTGTGCCGCTACTGCTTTATGTAAATCTCCAATCTTCATGAGTGCAACCTTTCTCCTTCGCGCTCGATGAGCGCTCGCCGTTCCGTTATCCATTCTCGCGTCAGCGTTACAACTTCTTCGATACGGTTAACCGTTGCATCAATTATTGCTAGCGACGATGCTTTGTCCTTCGCATCCAACATCTTTCCGGTCTTTTCGTAAGTGGCAATGTGTTCTGAGTAGACTAGCAGCCCTGCTAAGACCGAGGCGACAATATAGTTTAGTGATGCTGGGCACATTCGGTTTTCCTCAATTAATGAGGAGAACAGTTTAATCATTTCCGTTCCAATTTGGTTGGTTTTAACGAACCCGCCATAGTCCGCTTCTTCGACGAAGCAATTGCAAGTTGGTCTTGGCATCCTATTCTCCTAGTATCTCGTTAATCGCATCCCGTAAATCGGCCAGCGCCCGAAGCTCCAGTGTACTTAGCCTCGCGGTCCGTGGGTATGAGCGCAATACTCCGAGAAGGTCTGTTGTGTTTACGCGTGTGCCGCTAAGCGGCGAAGGTGCAATAGGGCGTTCTCTGATTTGGGATATTTTATTTGCATGATTGGTCATGTCACCACCTTTAATCTCGCTGTTTCAACCCAAGCTGAGTGGCTAGAGCCATTGTGAATGTAAGAGACTTCGACCGTTCGCGAACAGCCTCCATCCGAGATTGGACGGAATTGAAACGACGTAACCTTTCCGATAAGGGAACGATCATCGTCAATCATCACTTTGTCGAACAAATCGAAGTCGGAACGAAAGTCCATTGCCATAAGTTACTCTCCTTTGCATTTAGCGAAAGTCAAAGATGACTTCTGCTATAGCTTCCACTCCTGCGCTAGTTTCTCTACATCGATGGGCCGCATGTCCTTACTAAGCTCCATGGGCAACCGCCTCGATAGCTCTGCGGAAGAACAGATTAGCCGGGCTGGTGATCCTCGCGTCCCCCATTTCTCAATCGAGACTTTGTGATCGCCGACGAACCACTCTTGCGACTTCGCGATCTTACGCACCGTTAAAGGTTTCTCTAGCCGGTCATTGTGCCGGCCATCATAGAGATGGTTCTTGATCAGTCTAATCAAATCCGTATCTAAAAGTAGAACCCCGCCGTTGGCTGGGTTCCACTTTCCGTTTTGCCACGGAGCCTTACAAACCCGCTCCGCGAACTTCGGATCGCCCGCCATTTCCTCCCGTAGCCGGTTAAGGAAGTTCGAAACCAGAACTTGGCCCGGCGAATACCCTTCCTCGATAACCTGGCGTTTCAACACCGACCAAGGCGCATCGTCCCCGCGAATGACAGGACCAACCTTCTTAACGAACTCCTCCGCCCAAGCTTTTATAATCCCCAATCCGCCTTCCTCTTCGAGCCACAAATTGAACTTTGTCCAATACGCCGGGTTTTTCTTCTCGTCAGTTACTTTGGGCACGAACCACCGTCGATCATCGACCGACAACTGTATGGCCCGCATCGAGTTCGAACAAGCGAATACATGCATCCAGTTTTCCATCTCGTAATTGTCAAGGTATTTCTTTTTAACGGTAACAAATTTGTCGGTGATAATTGATTTGAGCTTATTGTAAGCCTTAGCACTGTGACCGGCGTAGATTTCATGCACGACGGCCAACCGTTTGTGGGCCAGCCAATAATTAAAATCGCTATCAACAATCTCGCTCTCGGACGGGAAAGAGACATTCCACTCTCCTAGGATTGGCGTTAGGATTTTCTCGCCCAGCGTCGATTTACCGACACCTTGGACTTCCGAGATTAAAAGCACCCCATAGGTGATTTTAGTCTCAGGTAGAGCTATCAGCGTAGCACACCACCTCATAAGCTCAGTGCGGTCTTTCTCATCGGGTATTAAGTGCTCCATGAAATCGAGAAACGGCCTAGCTTCCCCTTTTTCCGATTTCACATTGGACGGACAATGCGTATTGATAAACCGTCCACCGTCCTTCGAGCTATAGATGCCTTTCTCCATAGCTGGGGAATATTTAATGATGGCGCTTTTCGAAGCTGCATCCTTCCGGACCAGCCTAGCAGTATCGTCCGCGTCCGAATACGGCGCGACGGTCGAATTGAATTGTTTCTCGTTCAAAAGATTTGAGGGGAAGTCCTTGTGGATATACACCTCTGGCCGGACGGAGTGGTACCATTCCTCGCGGAACGCTTGCGTCAGCTTTTGGATTGGACGGCCGGTGCCGGCCGGGTTCGGTATAAGCTCGGTGGCTCGGGTAGCGAGCACAATGAGCTTTTCAATCTTAGGTCCAATATATCGTCCGCTTTTCGTAAAAAGCGAACGCGGCACATCGTCCGCAAGGTCCCAGCTTAATCCAAAACGCGGATCGAACATTATCCCTTTAACCGCCATCCCAAAATTCTTCGAGAACTCCTGTAACACCGCTTTCCCGGCCCAATCGTTATCACAAACATAGATGAACTCGGTTCCGCCGCTAGATCGTAACTCCGGATAGTCGGCACGGTGAGGCGCTAGCGCTCCGCCAATCATGCCCCAGTGTTCATATAGAGTTAGGAAATCTCCGAATGGGTGATCTTTTAACTCTTTCTTGCGCTTCGGATCGTTGACCAACCCGTCCACGAATGCTGCGCTTTTGGCGCCTTCATGCACCATTACGCGCGAAACAAGCGAGCGCTTGTCTCGCGGTTTCCAAAAGGGAAGCGACCTATCCGGCTCCATCCTTCTCCACTCGCCATCCGACCAAAACGACCACGGCACATACGCCTTCCGATCTACTAGCCGTTCTTGGACCATGATCAGTCCGCCTTCGCGCCGGTCCCAAAATTCATATAAAGCTCCTCTTCCAACTTTTGGGAGGAGGGCCTTTATATTCTTCGCGTTAATTGATTTGGGGAAATCCGCTTTCGCCAATTCGCCTTTGATACTTTCGACTTCTTCCTTAGTAGGCGCGAACTCCTTATTGGAGCACGAAATCGTCCCATCTGAGGCGATCTTAATAAGTGCTCGCTCGGTATAGTAATTGCCGCGATGGACTTTCACCATGTAGCGGCGGAAGTTCAATTCCTCCGCGCCGACGCGGGCAATATAAGTGTTAAGCTTCGGTGTTTTCATTGACCTTCTCTTTTATCATTTCAATCATTGCTGCGAGTTGTGGGTCGTCCTTTATCGCTTCTTCAATTTTTCTTTGTCCGTGTAAAACGGTCGCGTGGTGAAATCCTCCGAGTGCGGTCGCAATTTGGTTAAGGGAATAGTCGCCTTTCGCAATGAACATTACAACTTGTCTCGGCACAACAATGTTTTGGGTATGTAGCCGCGACGTTACCCAAGCTCCCGGTATCCCGAAACTTTCAGCCACAGCGCGGATAATCTGTTTTATCTTCTTCTCGCGTGGTGCGGCAGCATAACTGTAATTGATGACGACTTCATCGGCCTTGACGCTTTGATTGATTGCCGGAGTATAAGTCCCTTTTGGCGACGGAGCGCTATTGAGGCGCTTCATCCGTTCTAAGTGTTCGCGGTGGAGCGTTCGGAGGTAGGACACCAATTACCCTCGGGCGGCGGCAACGAGGTTATTTTCGCCTTTCCCCGAAGTCAAGGAAAGGGTTTTTCCGGGCTAAAAGATAATCCTTTTATTGACTAGCGTTTCGGCGGAGACTAGCCTTCGGACGGGAAAAAGGAGAGCACCGATGCCCCATCCTAACGCGGACGTTGCCGCTGCCATAGCTGGTAGCGCGAAGAGCAAACCCAACCCCGATAAGTTGCAAGAACTCCAGCGCGAAGCGGCCCGCGCCCGCGATCTAGAGCGCGAGATTGTAGATGCCGAAGAGCACCTATCATCTCTTAAAGAGAAACTTCAAAAGCTTTACTTTACCACTCTCCCCGATCTGATGGCCGAAGTGAAGCTAGACTATATCGGCGTTCCCCCGCGCGGCAACTTGCCGGGCGTCGATTATAAGCTCACCCCTTTCTATGCGGCAAATATCGCGGCGGCATGGCCAGTTGAAAAGCGGGAGGCCGCTTTTTCACTCCTAAAACGGCTTCACGCTGAGTCATTGATTAAGACGGAGGTTAGTGCGGCGTTGCCGAAGGGCAATTTAGCGACCGCCAAGAAGCTCGTGGCTGCCGCTAAGAAGCTCGGTGTTACCGCCGACCTAACACTGTCCGTTCACTCGGGCACACTTAAAGCTTGGCTCCGCGACCTCTATGAAAAGGGCAAGGCTCTTTCGAAATCCGACCTCGAAAAGATTGGCGGCTCGGTCGGCCGTGTCGTCCGCCCCGAGGAGCGCAAGACATGAGGCGTCATCACCGGGCCGAACGCGGAAGAGGCGTTGTTACCATCGGACCGTTTTCAGGCTTAAGGAAACTCGGAAGGGCTATGCGTCGCGGTAAAGTCCCTCCAGAGCGACAGGTCATTATTGATACCGCGATGAAAAAAGCCAACGAAAGGAAATCCAATGGCTAAGGCGACAGCAAAACCTACCGGACGTGCAATAGCGAAGACCGGAGGCGGCGGAGTTCCCGCCCACCTTCAAAAAGTCAAGATGAGTGGAGCGGGAGTATCGACCGATACCTCCGATCTATTGATCCCGATGTGCCGCATCCTCCAACCGATGTCCCCGGAGGTCCAAAAGCGCGGCGCGACGTATATTAAAGGAGCCGAGCCGGGCGACATCTATATCAAGAACGCCGCCAACCCGGTTCTTAAGGGCGAGGATGGTTTTCTCTTTCAGCCTTGCTACTTCTCGAAGGGCATTGTTGAGTGGCTACCGCGCGATAAGGGCGGCGGCGGCGGCGGCGGGTTCGTAATGTTGCACAAGGAGGAACCGGCGGACGCAATATCCGTTCCGAACCCGCAGAACCCGGAGCGCACCATGCGTATCCGGAAGAGTAACAAGAATATCCTCGTGGAGACGCGATACCACGGCGGTTTCATTATCACCGACGGAACCCCGATGCCGGCCGTTATTCCCTTCGCTTCATCCGGGCACACCGTATCAAAGGCTTGGATGATGCTTATGAACTCGAAGATGGTATCGGGGGTGAAGGCCGACAGCTGGGCGGTCTATTACCGCTTCAAGACGAAGCTGAAGACGGTCGGCCCGAATACGTGGTCCATCTTCGAAATTACAGATGGTGGGGAGGAAGACGAAGACGGCCTTCCCTCTACACTGTGGGTCCCCACGCTTGAAGACTATGAGCGCGGCGCGGCGCTCGGTAAGTCGCTAGCGAGCGGCGCTCAACGCTTCGACGCAGCGGCAGCGGGCGACGAAGCCGCTGACGATGAGAAGATGTAAAGGTCAAAGGGGAAACCCAATTGGGTTTCCCCTTTCAGCTTCCGGTAGAAGAGGCGTTTCATCGGTGGGCGCGCCTCCCTCCTTCTGGCAGGTCACTCGGACCGGCACCTGTGGAAGAAAGCCGGTCCACCTAATTTAATGGATACATGCTTATCCGGTTGCCACACACAGGAGCTAGATCATGAGCGGCTTGACGGAAGAACAGCTTGACGCACTAGGCATAAAACGGCCTGAAATCCCGGCCGACACGGTGGAGCACCAAGTGACGCCATCACAGCGGGCCTACGGGCTTCTGTGGCGCACATTTACGGACCTGCCGTTTGTTCACATGGCGCGCCGCGAATTGTTTGAGGCGCTGTCAAAAGAGGAACGGTATGCCGGGATCGCGTGGGCTATCGAGAAGTACGGCACCATGCCAACGCAGCAAATGATCGCTGCCGATATACAGGTCGGCCAGTTCCCCGAAAAATCCTACGGATAGTAGCTGTGTGTCTAAACCGGATAAGCATGAATGGATATGACAATGGCAGATGATCAAGCGCTTAGGATCGATATAAAACCGGGTGATGATGGCGGTGTCCCGACTGACCGCGAAAAGGCATCCCAGTACCGAACGAAGGCGACCATCCAGCTAACATCGCTTTGTAAGCTTCTCGATGAAGCGAAGGCGGACGGTTTCATCATCTCTTACGGAACCGGCGACAATGCTCAAGGCGAACAGGCCATCACCAAACTCGACATCTCGTTTGCGCCATGATAGTCCGTGAAGCCGGGTTAATCATCTTCAACTGCGACAAGTGTTCCGACTTCGTGGAGACGGAGGAGCGCGGCTTCGAGGAAGCGAAATTAAAGCTCGATGCTGAGAAGTGGCACGCCGTCCGCGTCGGACTAAACTGGGAACAGATTTGTCCGTCTTGTTGGAGCAAGTTATGACCGCCGAAGTAGCGTTATCGGTTCGTGAACAAATCCTAGCGTTGTGGCCCGATCACACCGGGCCGGAGATTGAGGCTATGTTAGCGAAGGAGTTGGGTTCGGCTAAACCGCGCTACATCTTTGGCGTAGTGCGGCGGGCACGAAGACGCGGCGACGCTAGAGCCATCGAGAAACCGAAGGGGAAGATGAGCGAGTGGACGAAGGAGAGTAAGGACCGGCTGCGCGAACTCGCCGCGCCGGGCCACGATACGCTTAGCGATTATGATATTGCGAATATCCTTAATAAAGAGTTTGGTACATCCTTCTCCCGTAATGCCATAATCGGAATGCGTGGAAGGATGCTACTTTTTAAGGCGCGGAAAGAAAGAAAACATCATGCGCGTGGCGAGTATCGCCCGCGCGCCATCCTTCAGCCGAAGGATAAGCCGGGCCAGAATTTGAATTTTCATTCTTGGCGCTCGCCTAAGCCGTCTAAGCCTCCAGTTCTTGTAGAGCCGAAAGAAGCTCAACAAGGTTTCCCGTATCGGGCGAGCCTTCTTGAGCTTAACAATTCGACTTGCCGGTGGCCGGTGTGGCCTCACTTCGTCGATCCTCCGGACCGCGAATATTTCTTTTGTGGCGAGCCGAGCGCGGACCTCGGAGCATCGAAACCATATTGTCCCTATCACACGTCCCAATCGAGAGGCTAATACCATGGTCCTTAGATCGCGCATCGGCGTGATGGAGCCGGTAGGTATGTTGGTTGCTCTCCTACCTAAAGGCGCGATTTGAGGGGCAACTCCTTGGCTGGGAGCCATAAATATCATGCTTATCCGGTTGCCACACACAAACGCTGAGACCTACTAGATGTTGATGCGAACAAAACCCAAAGCTCTTGACCTTTTCTGCTGTGCCGGCGGCGCGGGAATGGGCTTGTGGCAAGCCGGATTTGAGGTTGTCGGTGTTGATATTGAGCCGCAGCGCCGCTATCCGTTTGAGTTTCATCAAGCCGACGCTATGACGTTTCCGCTGGACGGCTTCGATTTCGTTTGGGCAAGTCCGCCTTGCCAAGGCTACAGCCATCTGACGCCTAAAGATGCAAAAAAGAGATGGGTCAAGCTAATTCCGGCCATAAGGGCGCGCTTAGTCAAAGCCGGAGTGCCGTATTGCATCGAGAACGTGGTGGGTGCCCGCCAACAACTCGTAAGGCCGTGCCTGCTTTGCGGCTCCATGTTTGGCCTTCGGACACAACGACACCGGCTTTTTGAAACATCGTTTTCGACCGCTCCTCCAAGAACGTGCGACCACAGCCAAATTCCGCTGCTCGTCACTACAGCCAGCAAAGCGAGCCGAGAGAAGCGTTTTAAGTTGGGAATGCCCCCAAAGACGGTAAAAAACGCCCCCCTAGCCTACGGAATTGATTGGATGGATTTCAACGGACTGAAAGAGGCGATACCACCCGCTTACGCCAAGTTCATCGGAACAGCCGCAATGGCATATATCAAACAGACACAAGCTGTAGGGCTGTGTGTCTAAACCGGATAAGCATGGAAGGATTACCCCGGACCATGCGAAACATCATCGGAGGCGATATGCTCTTTTGGAGGCCGGAAGGCCCGCAACTAGAATACCGCGATCGCACGTTTTTCATTGCCGACCTCAATCCTGAGATTGAGATTAGGTGGGCCGTGACGCCGCGCCAGCTTCTCGGCATCGGCTTCAAGTGCATCGCCGCCGCAACCCGTTCCCTCTTGTCACTTTAGGCCCAAAATGAACCCGGATCAGACCATCAACCTAAATCAGAACGCCGCCGACTGCATCAAGGCAGCCAGCAAATTCGGTGAGACGATCTACACCAATATCTGCAACGGGAATGTTTCTCACGTTGCATGGGGCGGCGTCGATTGGCTTGCCATGATAGGCATATCGAGCTTTGGCCTAGCCTTCACGGCGCTGCTTTTCAGCTTCGCGATTATGGTCATTCGAGATTGAAGGATTCATGCTTATCCGGTTGCCGCACACAAACGCTGAGACCTACTAGATGCTGAGGGCACTATGAAGATCATCGTTAACGGCGAGCCGCACGAATACGCGCACAAAAAGATAGGCTACGACGAGGTCGTTAAGCTGGCGACCGGCAAAAACTCGCAAGAACTGACGGTTACCTATTTTTGGCGCAGCCATCTGCATGATTTGACCCGCAACGGTTCGCTTTCGCCGGGTGTTTGGAAGCCCAGGAGCCTTGGCAATCTTCGCAAGACAATCGAGGTTGCCGAAGGCATGGAGTTCACCGCAGTTTGGACAGGTGCAGCGTGACCACAAGATGTAGGGCTGTGTGTCTAAACCGGATAAGCATGAATGGGATGGTTGGTGGCCCGCTGATGTTGCGGCGTAAACCGTCGAACTCCTGATGAATAAGGAAACTGGAACGTGATCGACAACTGGCATGGCAAGCCTATCGGCGATCTCACGCGCGGCGAACTTATTGACGCGCTAGAGTGGTGTGTCGGAAAACTGCGCGAATACCAACTCACCGAATTACGCCGAGCAACAAACCCATTGCGCGGACTTCCTCTGGAACGGAAATGAAACTGAAGGAGTTTTTGTCATGACCATTGACATCATCGGAGCCGGGTTGGCCGGACTTCTCGCCGGCAATATGCTAAGCCACCGTCACCCAATCATCTCGGAGGCGCAGCCAACGTTGCCGAATAATCACAGTGCAGTATTACGCTTTAAGACATCCTCTGTAGGAGATGTCTTGAATATTCCCTTCCGTAAAGTGACGATGGTAAAGACCGCGCTGCCTTGGCTCAATCCGGTCGCGGATGCTCTCGCGTATTCTCGTAAAAATACAGGAATAAGCCGAAGCGACCGCTCGATTATCGCCGGCACCGTTACCGAGCCGCGTTGGATCGCACCGCCGAACCTTATATGGCTGATGGCGGAACGACTGACTATTTCTTATAGTCAGTCGTTTCTTTTTAAGGATAAGGAACGAGGCGAGAATTGGCGTCCGACCATTTCCACCATACCGATGCCGACGCTGATGAAGCTCCTCAACTATCCGAAGGCCGATCAGTTTAAGTTTAGCGGAACAGCAGGAATGAATATTAAGGCACGCCTCTTTAATTGTGATGCCTATATTTCGCTCCTCGTTCCGGACGAAAATTACATCTTTTCCCGCATCTCGGTGACAGGAGACGAAATGATTGTTGAGTGTCCAGTTGCGGAGGATATTTACGGCGATATATTAAACATCGCTATTGATGCTGCTGAGCTTCTTGGGCTAGAGGTCGATGGTAAAACGCTCTCTCATCATCAGCAAAAATATGCGAAAATCAATCCGCTCGAAGACGATGAAGCCCGCAAGGATTTCATTTATTGGGCGACCGATCAACACGGCATCTTTTCGCTCGGCCGCTTCGCGACGTGGCGGCCGCATCTCCTCTTGGATGACCTCGTTCAAGACATCCGGTTGATCGACAAGTGGATTGAGAAGAAAGACCGATATGCCATAGCGAGGAGCCGATGAACCCCGGAACCGTCTTCCTAGTCGCCTGTGTCTCGTGCGGGCTTCTTATCTACATCGCTGGCTTTATCAATGGCACTTATCTCTATGGTCAATGGAACAGCGAACGGCTGCGCGCTATGGCCGTCGCCGGTTATACCGTTATCGAAGTCCGCACCTACCGGCTTCTTGACATCACGCCGAAGGTGGAGGAGAAGCTATGACCGTCTTTTATTATCGGCGCGGGCTAAAGGGTGAAGCTTGGCCGGTTAAGTCGCTCGAAAAACCGAACTCGCTGCCTTCGGAAATCTTCACGAAGGATAAAGAGAGCGTTCGCATTCAAGTTATCACTCGATGCGCTCGCCACGAAGTATCCGTTGGAGAAGACCCATGGCTGAGTTCGATCCGATAAGGTCCATCCAACAAGAGTTGGAAGGACTAGCGGCCGTGCGCCTCTCGATGAAACGCCGGGAGGCAGTCGCGGAGGAAGCGATGGGTAAAGCCGAGCAAGAGCTTAATGACCTCCGCAAGCTCAGTGGTTTTCTCAGTCTTGAAATCGAGCGTAAGCGTAAAGTCCTACAGGACCTCGTTGATAAACAGGAGAGCAAAGATGAAAGTTACACTGATTGATTATACCGGAATTGGTTGGCCCGATCCGGCAGACCGCGCAGCTAACATTCTTATCTTTTCTAAGAATACAAGATTGAATATGACGCCCGATCTAATCGGGGATATTGAGCAGTGGAACAATGAAAGAAAGCTCGAAGAGCTTACTTACATGGCCAATACCATCCCGAGCAGTTGGGAATTTGTCGATTATACCTTCCTCATCGAAGGTGTCACTCGCGCCTTTACTCACCAACTCGTTCGGACGCGGACGGCGAGCTTCGCGCAACAAACCATGCGCGTACTCGATGTGAGCGAAGGTCCGGGATGGGATTACCTAACCGGACCATCCATTGAACATCGCGCGCTGCTAGAGATGGATTACGAAGCGGCAATGGCCGTTATCGCTAAGACCTATAAGGAATTGATAAAGAACGGTGCAACAATTGAAGACGCCCGTGGCATCCTCCCCACGAACATTCTCACCAATATCGTTATGAAACTGAACATGCGCAACTTCGTCGATATGGTGAGGAAGCGCTCAAGCTCCCGGACCCAAGGCGAATACCGGGACGTTCTCGCCGCGATGAAGGAAGCAGCTTTGGCCGTCCATCCATGGCTAAAGCTCTTTATCGAGCGGGATGCGGACCGGGCGATTTCGGACCTTGAGAAAATCATAAATGGAAGCAGCATCGTTAACTCTGATCCAAATGTTAAAATAACGATGATCAAGCTCCTCGATCAATTGCGAGCGCTGGTGTAATGCTGTTCCCCTGTCCACGGTGCGTCTCGCGCGATAGAATGGGCCGGAAGCCGAAGAGCCGAACTGATGTCATCGAAACCCAAGTCAAGTCGAAAGAAAGCTACGCCCGGAAAAGGTGGACCACCATCATTCTTAGGGCGCGGCGGTGCCGGGCCTGTGGCGCGGTCTTTACCACGCGAGAAGGCGTCTCCGATGGTACGGTGGCACCACGCGCTGCACCAAGTCACCGGGTCGATGGCGCTAAACTTCAACGACCCAAAAGATTTCGTATCCGGGTGGATCGTTACACTGCGTTCGGTTGCTGATGAGATGGAGACGTTATGAACTGGCTCCGCCGCCTTCGCGTCCGCCGCCTTCGCCGGAAGAAGCTGGCGGAGATGGAACTGTATCAGTCTTTCACCGAGAAGAACGAATATGGTGAAGCGTTTAAGCATATCCTAATTGCGCAGCTTATCGCGCTCGAAATTGAGAAGCTTACCGGCGAACACGAGTTCTTATGGGAGACTTCGGGATGATTGACACCGCGACCGAGGGCCGGAAATACGTCTTAGTCGATATTGATCACGTCGTCGCCAACTCATTCTGGCGAGACGAAATGATTGGTTCCAATACTGATTGGGACCAATATCACAGTTCAAGCTGGCAAGACGAACCGCTAGAGGACGTAACTGCCTTCCTCCGTTCGATCTGGGTCGATTACTTCATCGTCGCCTTTACCGCACGCCCGGAGAAGTGGCGCAAGATGACAATGGAATGGTTCATTAAACATAATATTATGGTCGATGAACTCCTGATGCGTCCGGACGATGCTTTTCACCCCTCCCCGGAGCTTAAATTGAAGCTCGTGACTGAAAGGTTCGGTGACCAATGGCAATCGAAGATTGCCTTTATCCTCGAAGATAGGGATGATGTGACAGCGGCTTTTAAGGCGGCGGGAGTTACGGTCCTTCAAGTCCACGCGAGGTCTAAATGAAAAAAGTCAAATCCGTTCCCAATAGGCTCCGCGACCTCGGGAAGATTTACGAGGAGCGCAACGCCCTTTATGGCGATAGCTATAAGGAGTTTGGAAAGCTAATGGCGGCCATGTTTCCGGCTGGCATTAGCTTAAAGACGGCTGAGCAGTTCAACCGTTTTTCGTTGTTCCTTCACATCGTTGATAAGGTTCGGCGTTACGGTGGCGGTAATATGCTCCGAGGCCACCCCGACAGTCTCGATGATCTTTCAGTCTATGCACAGATGCTTTCGGAAACGGATGAAGAAGGAGAGCGAAAATGATAAAGCCAAATATTGTTATCAACCGAGACTCAGTCATCATCGATGATCGAACTTTATCACGTCCGCTATCGTTCTCGATAACAGCTTGGTTCGAATTTTGGGAATGGGCGCGGGACGGAGAAAATGTGAATAGTGCTGATATTAAATCGGACCTTGAGCGAGATTGGGAAGAAAAAGTCAGTATAGCGAAGGTCGAAGGCTCTGAGGAAGGACGCGCAAAGGCCATCGAAGAAATGCGCGATAAACTAGGTGAATTATGAAAGCCGTCATCTTCGATACCGAGACAACCGGGCTGGTTAAGAACCGCACCATTAAGCTGGATAACCAACCCGAAATAATCGAGTTCTATGGCGCGCTCGTGGACCTCGGAAAGAAGGGCAAAATCTTGAAGGAGGTCGATACCTTGATAAAGCCCAACAAAGCTTTATCGATGGAACCTAACCCCGGCGACAAGCGCACCATTACGCAGATTACTGGCATTGACAATGAGATGCTGAAAAGCGCTCCAATCTTTGCAGCGGTATCAAAGGAGATTTTTCAATTACTTGAAAAAGCCCCTTTGATTATTGCCCATAATCTCTCGTTCGATAAGGACATGGTTGAGATCGAGGCGCAGCGCCTAAAGAAGAAGGTAAAGTGGCCACGCGGCATTTGTACGGTCGAACAAACAATTTCCTTACTTGGCTATCGTCTTACCCTTTCCAAGCTGTATGAGCACTTGTTTGAAGAGAAGTTCGAAGGCGCTCACCGCGCAAAGGCGGATGTGGAAGCACTCATCAAGGTTTGTGTGGAGTTACACAAAAGGAATGTCATTTGAAAATCCGTACCGGCTACTCCTTCCGAACGGCCGTCGGCCATTTAGAGGATATCATCAGCAGACTTCAAGAAACAAAGTCCGCTGTGGCTCCTATCTCCGACCGGATGAGCACGTTCGGATTTGTCAAGTGGACGAAGCTCGCCGAAAAGGCAAAGCTTCGTCCATTGTATGGGGTAGAACTCGCCGTCACCGAAGCTCTTGGCGAAAAAAAGCCCATTCTCGATTACTGGACCTTCTTCGCAAAAGATAGCTTGCGCCCGCTCCACGACCTTATCGGCCTAGCGACCGACAATCCGGGCCGGGAACCGAGCTTGCTTTACTCTCAAGCTCTCGCCGCTAAAGGTCTCATAAAGATTTCCGGAGAGAGGTTGCAGCTACATTCACGGTTGAAGCCCGACAAAGATTTCTTTGTCGGGCTTCAACCGTCAACTCCAAAGGTGCTTTATGATGAAGCCCAAAAAATGGGTCTTAGATTTCTTGCTACGGGTGACAATTATTTTCCTCGCGATGGCGACATTGAATTTTATCGCATCACGCTGGGCGGAAGAGCGAATACCCAAAGCTATCCCCAATACATTCTATCCGACTTGGAATGGCGAGAAGCTGTTAGCTGGATAGCCGATAAAAAGTCCCAAGATCAAGCGATCAAAAACAGAGACGCAGCAATCAGGTCCTGCCGCGCGGTCTTGAAACACGCCGAGCTTTTGGTACCGAAGAAGACGAAGACGCTCCGCCAGATGTGCATTGACGGGGCGAAGCGAACCGGCACCAATTTGTCCGATCCTGTTTATGCTGAACGCCTTGATCGCGAATTAAAGCTAATTCACGATAAAAACTTTGAGGACTACTTCTTCATCATTGCGGATATGATATGCTGGGCGAAGGAGAGGATGATTGTCGGACCGGCCCGAGGGTCATCGTGTGGGTCGCTCGTTTGTTACCTTATCAATATCACGACGATTGATCCAATTCCCTACAATCTCATTTTTGAACGCTTCATCGATACCACCCGCGAAGACTTACCCGATATTGACATTGACTTCTCCGATACGAGGCGCCAACTTGTATTTGATTATGCAGAGGAGAAGTATGGCGCGGAGCGGGTGGCGCGCCTCGGCACCGTAGGATTATTTAAACCGCGCAGTGCTCTTAAAGCTACAGGTGTAGCTTTAAGAATACCCTCTTGGCAAGTCGAGAAGGTCCTAGACGGCACCATTGAGCGAAGCTCGGGCGATGCCCGCGCCTTTCAAGCGCTAGAAGATACGTTACAAGGCACCGAAGCGGGCCGTAAAATGCTGGAGGAGTATCCCGAGGCGAAAATAGCGGGACGACTAGAGGGCCATCCCAATAACGCCTCGCAGCACGCTGCCGGTATTGTTATCACGAAGGAGCCGGTGACCGAGTATGTGGCTATTGATAGCCGTACAAAAAGTGCCATGTGCGATAAGAAGGACGCAGAAAGCCTTAATCTTTTGAAGATCGATGCACTCGGCCTTACCCAGCTATCAATCTTCGAACGAACGCTAGAATTGATCGGAGAGAAACCAATTTCAGGGTGGCTCGAAAAACTCCCGATTGACGATAAAATGGCATTTGATGTACTCAACAAATGCCATTTTGCCGGCATCTTTCAGTTTAACGGAGCGGCGGTGAAGTCGCTTACCACTCAAATTAAGGTCAATGACATTGAGGACATTATCGCCTTGGTCGCTCTCGCCCGTCCCGGCCCGCTCGCCACCGGAGGTTCCCAGACTTGGATTAGGCGGCGGAACGGTGAGGAGATTACCGAGACGATCCACCCACTCATGGAAGAGGTAACGCGGGCGACGTTCGGTTGCGTCATTTACCAAGAAACAGTTATGACAGTTTGCCGTCGCGTCGGCTTAATGTCGTGGGAGGATACGGCCGAAATCCGGAGGCTGATGTCCAAGTCGATGGGCGATGAGTATTTTTCGAAGTATTGGGAACGCTTCGTTAAGGGCGCAAAAAAGAATGGATTGACAGCAGAAACGGCAAAGGAGATATGGGATCAAATTTGCACCTTCGGCTCCTTCGCCTTTAATCGATCGCATGTTGTCGGTTACGGTTACATCTCGTATTGGTGCTGCTGGTTAAAGGCTCATCACCCTATCGAGTTCGCTGCCGCGACCTTAGACGCGGAGAGTGATCCAGCGCGCCAGATTGCCTTGCTTCGTGAACTTCGCGACGAAGGCATTGACTATATCGCCGTGGACCCGGAGCTATCGACCGACAAGTGGGTGCCGGGGAAACGGGGCAAGAAGAAGTTTCTTGTAGGCCCGCTGACGATGATTAAAGGTTTCGGCTCGACAACCGTCGCTAAGATACTCGATAGCCGGACGACTGGCGAGGAACTAGCGCCCGCGACGAAGAAGAAGCTGGCGAGCGCGCGGACCGATATTGACACTCTCTTTCCGGTCGCGGACGCGGTGAAGAAGCTTCATCCCGATTTAACTGAAGCAGGTATCTTCTCCGCTCCGACTTCGGTGATAGAGGTCCAACCCGGCATTGCTGGAGAGGTTATGATTATCGCCGTTCTCCGGCGCATAGCGCCGCTCGATGAGAACGAAACACAGCGCGTCCTTAGGCGTGGCGGGAAAACGCTATCAGGTCCGACGAAGGCGCTGAACTTGTTTTTTCAAGATGACACCGATGAAATTTTTTGTAAGATCAATCGCTATGACTACCTCCGCATGGGCGTGGAGGTCTTCGAGCGTGGCCGAGCCGGGAAGGCGATCTATGCGGTAAAGGGAACGGTGCCACGCGACTTCCGGATGATTTCAATTAAACGTATCCGCTATCTCGGAGAGATAGGATGAGCGACGGCGGACTAAGGCAGCTGTTCCAAAAATATCTCTTTCAAGATGTCCAGTGGCAAGGGATTGAGACGTGGAGCACAGGCCAAGGCGTCCCAGACATGGAGTATTGTTTCAAAGGCGGTCGCTCCGGTTGGATTGAAAATAAACTAACAGAAAGTTATTCAGTAAAAATATCTCCGGAGCAGGTCGCATGGGTAGAGCGGCGTGACCGGATGGGCGGTCGGGTCTTCGTCGCGATTAGATGGCGATGCGCGGAGAGCGCTTTAAAAAAGAAGCGCGATGAAATCTGGCTCTTCCCCGGTTCATCGATCCGGGCGCTAACGCTTAAGAAAGCGTTAAATTACATGGAACCGCTCGTTCTAGGCGAAGACGGCCCAGCAAATTGGCCTTGGGACCGTATCCGGAGAGAACTGATGAAATAATGATGTTATTTCATTAGTTTATACGGGTAAAATAGTTGTTTTCTTTCATGTCGGTTTGGCGGATACTTCTGTTGTCGCGCGGTTCGCGGCTACGGGCCTCCCGAGGAGCCAAGAGCATAAAATCCCCGAGCGCCTAATCCGGTCCGGCCTCCTCTAACAGAGGCGCGAGCGACCCGGCCGGAGAGGGTAAGTAAAGGCCGCCAGCGCGCGGGCCGAGAAGAAAGACCCGGATTAAAAATCCGCGCTCCGCGAATTTCGTAGTAGCGCACCCAAAGGCTCCACGTAGCCAATCCCCGAACGCCCCACGAGGCCGAAGTAAGGGACAGCGCGGAAAACAATCCGGTTCTCTTCGAGAGACGAAAAGCTCACCGAGGCGAAGGCGCTCCGCCGCCGTAGTAGCCCGATAATCCCTCCGACCTCTAAGAGATAAAGACCGATCTTTCGAACGCCCAAAGCGGCCGTAGTAGGAAGGAATTAAAAAAGGCGAAACCGGACGCGGGGAACCGCGCCCGGTCGCCGCGCTAGGCGAGCGCGGCCTGATGAGCCAGCCGAATTTTAAGGAGAGCAGAAATGACGAAGCTTAATCAAAATCAACTCACAATTATGGCCGCGATCCTTGGTGTAGGAAATATTGGATGCGACCATTTGTTCAGAGGATCAGAGCCAACAGTTACTCCTGACATAGTCAAAAAAATTTACAATACCAATAATCAATTAAATATCGAAAATGTGGTTTATCATTTCGCTGGTTGCCTTTTTGAAAGTGAAGAGATGGCTGAGATATTTTGTGATGAAGCTAAATCTTGGATTAAGAAGCTTCGCAAAATGCCTGTGAAAAAAATTAAATCGACTTGGGAGGATACGGCCAAGTTCCTTGAAGCGATGGGTCTTGGAGATACACTGTGAGAGCGCCCAAAAAGTTTGTTACCGACATCCCCGAGTTCTTGCAACGGAAGCCGGATGGCGCTTTGGCTTTCCCAAAAGCGAAGGCCCCGAAAGTTGAACTGGTGAAAGCTATCGCACCAGTTCAACTCCCCGCGCTGCCGGAAGGATTGCGCTGGGCCGCGACCGAGAGCGAAGAGACGGGAAGCTCCGCCGAACTCGGCATCGTTCCGAGGCGGTGGGCGAGCGACCCGAGCATCGCCCGGTTCCTCGCTCTAGCGATCCGCGATAAGGGAGAGAGGAAGAAGGCTTCGCTCGAAAGCTTCAAAGCGTCGATGGCCGCGAAGAAGGCGGCGGAGCCAAAAGTAGCGAAGCCGTCTTTCGGAACCGGCGTTAAATTCCGTATCCTCCGGATGCGCAACCCGGATACAAAAGCCGGGAAACGCCACACCGAGATGGCCGAATATCTAAAGGCCCATCCGAATTGCGACGTGGCGGAGATGTTGGCGGGAGTTAAGAGT